TTGTCACAGTCGCACCAAGCGACATCGTTTTCACAAGCCATACAAACGTTTCCGTAGTATTCGTCTCGGAAGTCTTCATATTCAAACATTCTTTGTCCTTTCTAGAAACCTGAGATTTATTTGCTCTGAGAGGCTCATACCCTTTGGGTCTTATTTGCTCTGAGAGGCTCACTCTCTTTGGTTTCTCTGTTTATCTTTATGTCTTCATTATAATCGAGACCACCGACATATAACTAGCCAAAATGGGCTATTTTGCAACATTATTCAAAAATGTGCAAGAAATTTGCATTCTTAACGTAAAGACGCAACAATCTTGCGTTTTGCCCGAGCCTGTGGATAACTCTGTGGACAACATTTGTTGCTGTTCACAACATTAGAGCACCCTTGTGGGGAGTGCCGATTGGTTACGGCATCTCATTCACACGGAGAGGGTTACGGTCATAGTTACGAGGGCTAGACATTACCGAGAGGCAATTCACCTTGCCCTGTGCTTGGTTACGAACACAAGAGGCACAAGAGTCACCGTCTACGATGATAGAACCCATACGGCTAGTGAGAGGGCTACCGTAGTAACGCTCACCATCAGTGTACATACGCTGTACATCAGTGTATCCACCAAGTGAACCATAGCCAGGACGACCGCCAGGGTGATTACGAGTTTCTGACTTGCCACAGTGTGAGCAAGTGATAACCATACTACGGAGGTTGATAATTCTTTGTACATTTTCATTCATTTTATTTCTCATTTCTTTTTCTTTATGTATTCATTGTAACATCGACCTACGACATCAAACCCCTGTTTTTCGGGAAAATGGAGGATTCTTGCGTAAAACGTAAAAAGACGCAAAAAAATTGCCCGAGCCTGTGGATAACTCTGTGTATAAGTTTTTTATTTATTTTATTATTTATCGGCGTGTCGTGTTGTTAGATGTCAGGGGTAGCGTATAGAGTATAGACATACCAAGAGATAAGGAAACAAACAAAATGGAAATCACAATCGTCATCATCGGAGCACTCACCGTCATCGCTGTCGGAGTAGCAATTGGAAGTCTCCTCAGCTGGTGGGTACACAAGGACATCTACTAACGGTTAGATGTCTGACCCCTACCCTATACTGATAACAACAAACAAAGGACAAACAATGGAACTCTACGCAGTAGGAATCGAATACGAAGGACTCTTCGCAGTATTCTCCACGGAGGAAAAGGCTAAGGCATATGTTGCTGAACAGGAAAAGCGTTGGGATATGGTAGGTTGCTCTGACTACTACATCGAAACAATCACGGTAGACGAAAACGAATAAGGACAAAGAATGAACAACACACAACGACTCCGTTACTTGGAACTAATCACTATCGCTAAGAGTGATGTGATGACAGCAAGCGAGTTCGATGAACTGCTAGGCTTGGAAAAACTAAAGCGATAGGGGCAGTACCCCTAGCAGTGTGCTCACTATGTTTTGCGAAAATAGTACACACGATCATGCATCATTCACATTAATAAAAAATTCAGATTTTCATCAAATTGAAAAATAAAAATTTTTTCAGAAATCGTACAAATGCCAACAGCCATCCCAGCATTCACAATCTAGGATTTTAGGTTTTTCGGGGGTATCTGGATCAGTCTTTGTAGTCATCAAACATATCCTGATCTAACTTAAATGCAATACCTATAGCCAATATGCCAATAGCGATAGCTGCTACAGGAGCACACAATATGATAAGAAGTGCGGTATTTGTCAAGGTAGATCACCAGGTTCTAACGAAGAACTCTTAATGATCCCATATTGTACAAGAAGGGCATTAATAACCTTTCTTGATGCTTTGAACTCACGAGCAATCTGTCGTGATGTCTTGCCAAGCTCAACAAACTGTGTTTGGAGCATATTCTGTGTGAGAATTGTGTTGTAGTATGTCATGTTTATAGTATAGCAAATTTTCGGAGGTAAATCAATCAGCTTCTGCTGATGGCGTAGCCGTATTTACCATTTATGCTCAGGACATCTAGCTCTCTCTAACTTAGTCTTCATACGCATAAAACACTTACATACGGTACATGTTTGAGAACTTTTGTGAAACAATGGACATTCCTGACATATCGCCAAACGCTCCTGTTGTAATTCTTTGGTACTACGCTTTTCATTTGGATTTAGTAGGTCCCAAGGTCGCACTTCGCTCATATGTCTATTATACAACAATTAAGTTTTTCGCCGTACAACCCAGTGTTTTGCTATATTTTAAAAACCCAACATTTAAGATTTTCTACACATATTTCCCCATATGGTGTTTGGTACAAAGCGGTGTTTGGGGATGGGGTGTTTGGTTACTCCACGCCGCCGATTTTTCGCTTCGCTCAAATGACACTACATCTAGTTATTGTCGAAGAACTTTACATCAAGATATTGTAAAAGTAGTTTATAATTGAAACATCATGGATTTTGCAACTTTACAAATGATCTTTGGAATCACAATTAGTATTGGTACTGTTATTACTCTTGTTGCGTCAGGTGTAAAGTGGTTAGTAAAACATTACTTTGATGATATTAAAAAAGAGCTTAAGCCCAATAGTGGTTCTTCACTAAAAGATCAAGTGACAAGACTTGAAAAGGAAATGGCTCAAGCAGAAGCACTTCGTAAAGAAATGAATACAAAAATAGATCACATGTATGAGATTCTACTTGATTTTGTATCCAAGAAGTAATATACTTGTCCTTAAGCCTTCGGCTTTGATTTGTTTCTTTAGGGAGACTATCTTGTAGGTTGTTTTTCTTACTTCCTCTCCCCCCTACCCCCCAAGTTATATAAATATAACAAGAAAATGGAACCTTGTCAAGTCCATTGTCGTAACTTTTCGTAAATATACGTAACATTTCGTAACAATTGGTATTTGCGTATTTCTTAAACTCTGATATACTGGTGTAACAACACCTTAACCTATAAGGTGTTTTTCTCTTTATAAAAGAGGAGGAGGTATCTGAAATATGAAAACAAATCCTAGAGTAGTAAAGAGCTTTTTAACAAGTTCTATAGTTTCATTTATATTGTTTGGCACTTCATTTTGTGGAGTGTCAAATGCAAATGCAGAGTCTGAAGACTTTAGCATTTCTAGGTCAGTCTATAGTGAGGCTGAGGTACGAGAGGCCATCCAGTCTGCGAGGGATGAATACAACGCAGAATATAACAAAATATATAAGCAAGTAGTTCAAGACGAAATGAACAGAATTGCAGATCCAAACTCAACTCAATCAAAGTTTGTCAAATTTGCATTGCAGTTTGAAGGAACACCATATTGGTATGGGGGATCAACTCCATCTGGTTTTGATTGTTCTGGATTTGTAGGATATGTCATTAAGCATGAACTAGGAATTGATGTTAGACACTCTGCTTCTTCACAGATGCAATTAGGTGTTAAGGTATCAGATCCACTACCTGGCGATCTTATAGGCTGGGGATGGGGTAATTATTTTCACCACGTTGGTATTTACATTGGCGACGGTAAAGAAATAGATGCTCTGAATCCATACCGTGATCTATATGTTCGTGATGTAAAAACAATGACAGCATGGATGGGAAAACCAACCTATGTCAGAATAATTGAAAAGAACAGAAACTTCAATGCAGATAGAATTACAAAAAGAATCATGGATAATGGTTTTGCGTTTACATTTGCACAATAGTTTCTGATATAATATAAAGGACTGGTGCCTAGATATGTCTCTCATACCCACCGATCTAGGCATCAGTCTTTCTTTAATTAATCGGTGTTATAATTAAGTATGCCATTATCAGAGTTTTTTGGATCCGATCCTGCACGTATTGTTTGGAAAATTGTCCGTGGAGACACAGCAACAATTGCAGTAGATTTTCTTAATAACGATGAAACTGGCTTTGACTGCACAGGATGGGATTATGCTTCAATTGCATATAATCTCAAGACAGATGAAGAATATGAGCTAGAGGTTTCTGCAGAAGGACACTCAGTTGCAATTACAGCACCAGCAGATATGACTGCAGAGTGGGGGAGCAACTATGGTCCTGTTGTGGCGGAACTTCTATTCGATCTTCAGGTTGACACAGGATCAGAAATCTGGACACCAGTTGTTGGAACTATTATTGTTTCTGGTGATGTCGGAGGTAGCCTGTAATGGCTGTCGTAAAAGTATCTGATATGAATACAAGTCGTCCACCACTTGTCAGAGTAACCATTGGAAAAACAGTCACTGACTTTAAGAAAACCAATCTATCAAAGATCTATAAATAGATTATGATATAATTTTATTGGTGACAAAATGACAGAATCAATAGGCGGAGCATACTCAGTAATCATACCATCGCTAGACGATGCTGCTGATATTCAGGTAGCCTTAAAGTACCTTCACTATGGTCAAGAAACTGCTTGGACTACAAAGCCAGAAGGAAACACCAGTATTGCTGGATACCTTTATACAATTGAGCAAACACTAGACAACATTACTTCTGTTGGAACAATTACTTCTGGCACTTGGAATGGTAGCGTAATTGCTGGTGCTTATGGTGGTACTGGAATTGCAAATACAGGAAAAACTATTACCCTTGGCGGAAACCTACAAACAGGTGCTGCATTAAACATTGATACAACATCAGCAGAGAATGACGATGTTCTTGTTTATGATTCTGGAACGTCAACCTGGAAACCAGGTAAGAACAGATCAATCAACGATATTCATGAGAATACTGATAACTATACCTTAGCACTTACAGATCAAAATGATCTTGTCAAAATGACAAAATCTGTTGCAGTTACACTTACAGTTCCAAAGAACTCGTCTGTTGCATTCCCAATCAGAACAGAAATTAACATTGTACAATCTGGCGATGGTCAGGTGACTATTTCGCCAGTAGATGGAGACGTTACTATTCACGGTACTCCAGGACTTAAGCTTCGTGATAAGTGGTCACTTGTTACCCTGATCAAAATTGACACTAACGAATGGATAGCGACAGGAGACCTTGCCTCCTAATGCCTATTCTCGGAATTACTGCCAGTGCTGTAGTAGCAGCCTATAAAATGGTTGTTGCTACAATTGGGTCACGCATTTTTACATCATACAACGGAACAGACATTTCATATGGGAATACACCAAGTTCGTATAAGGTAGAGGCAGTTAATGGAACATGGGTAAGTGCTAATGCAGCAACCTACAAGGGTGGGACCATTGCTAATGCACAAAACTTTATTTCTTATACTTCTGCACTATATTATCAATCAACCGACGGTGTGACTTGGAGTAGTGGGATACTTCCAAATACTGTTGGTTCAATAATGGATATGAAATATAATTCAAATTTAGGAAAAACAGTACTATTGCAGGGATCAACATCACCACGAGCAATTTATGAATCAACAGATTTAATTACATGGACAACAACTGTTACTGGAATAGCAAACACAACATACAAGGCTATATTACAAGACAACAATACATATATAGCTCAGCAATCTGGAAAGCTAGTTAGTTGGATATCATCTGGTGGTACATGGGTAACACTATCATCTACAACTCTTTCTCAGACTGTAAATGAAATGCTTTATGTTAATGACGGTAATATCTATACTGTTGGATATGCCCCACATATAGCAAAAGTACAGCATGTTGGTGGAACAATGTCATGGACAACATTTGCAGACTATCCAGGCGGTATTGGCGGAGCTGGAGTATCTAACGTACAGGTAATGTCAATAAAATATGGGAATGGAAGATATGTAGCACCATATCTTGACACATCAGAAGATGCTATTGGTGCAGTATCATCAACAGATGGCGTAACGTGGGTATCAGCATGGATTGGTGCTGGAGCAGCACTTCCTGGATCTGCAGTATCTGTTAGTAACTGCTTTGCATTTGAATTTTATAACGGATTGTTTTATTCTGCTGGTTATGACGTTAATACAGATTCCATAGCAATATTCACATCACTGGATGGAATTACATGGATTCCTGGAAACTCTTTTTCTTCATATTTGCCTAGTTCTGGGGCAGATGCAGATGCTATGGGGTCAATTGTGTTTAAGGATAATGTTGCCCTAGCAGTATATAATCCATCTGCTGGTAGCTCACAACTATACCTATCTAGTCAGGCAAACACAATATCTCCATCTATAGCCACAACATCTTTGTCATGGATAACAACTTCTCTAGCATCCAGTTCATCAATTGCCGATGAAGATTATAATACTGGATGGTATGATAAATACCTAAATTCTCCAATCAGACATTTTTCTACAAGTACAACAGACTATCTCGCATATAGTAATGGATTATCGTGGGTAACTATAATGAGTCGTGACATATCAAATATGTTTGGGACATATCTGTACAATGGTTCAAGACATGTTGTTGTATTTCAAAAAGCAAGTGATCAGCCAATATACTCAACAGATGGAATTTATTGGTTAACAGCAAGTGGATATACAGGTGCTCATTCTGTATCAACTAATTTGCCAGCATCTACCGTTAAAGCAGCAGCAAGCTCAACACACTTTATAGTTGGTTCACGTGGTTCTGGTAGCACTGGTGGCACAAGAATGGTAATAAGTACTGACGGTGCTGTATGGACAAGCCTTTCACTACCAGGAGTTACCTGGGGATTTAGCACTGAGCCCATAGATGTTATATATGCAAATGGATTTTGGACAATCCTTCTTGAGAATGGGAGGGTATATACTTCAACAGATACTACAACATGGACAAGCTCAGCTCCAGGACTTACTTTATCAGACACAGTATCACGCAAAAATGGACTAGTATCAGACAACTCTTATATTTACGCAATTAGCAGAAGCTCTACTGCTGGCCTAGCTGTCCCTATGTTCAGATCAACTGATGCAATAACTTGGACAACATATGCTTCAGCTGCATATGGTAGCTTTAGAGATATTGTAAAAGCTGGAGACACCTGGTATTCTTCGGTAACAAATAGCGGAAAACTGTATGTATCTACAGACGCAACAACATGGACAAGTGTTGGAGTTGGTGCAGATACATTTATCGATTCAACATACTCGTCTCTATTTACTGATGGAAAAGACTTATTCTTTGTTGGAGCTGACGGACTTGTAAAACAAGCAGAAGTCTCTAGTCAGAATCAACTTACAGGCTTTAATGTAAAAGATATTCTTTATACTCCAAAAGAAACATCTGGTTTGTCAAAAGACACATACCTTCTTTCTGGAAAAAATCTTCTTAAAGCAAATGAGGCTATGTCTTGGACAAGCGTGATTAATTCTGCGGTATTTGGAAAATATGGAGCAAATAAGGCAGAGTTTGTAAATTCTAAATTCTATGTTGGTGGAGCAGGTTCAAGAGTCATATACTCAACAGATAGTATTTCATGGTCTCCAATGAAGTCGCATTCAGTAAAAGACCTGGTGCCAATTGATCAAGCTATAAATCCAACTCCAACAGTTGGAATATCCTATGCAAACTCAACTCTTGGTATTGCAACAGCAAGCAGATTTATGGATACTGTACAGGACTCAAGATTATTTAGATACCGTTCTGGATATGAAGATACAGATACCTTACAAGAAATCCAGTCTTATAATTTTACAGTGTGGACAACATCTGCTGTTGCATCAATTGCTATGCAAGACCTAACTTACCTTGACCACCAAAAACTTTGGGTATCTAATGGAAACTCTGGTGTAATTAAATACTCTACCGATTTAATTACTTGGACAACCGTAACAACATCACAACTCGGAACTAATAATACTACAAAGGCAAAAATTATTGGTGGACCACAAAGAGTTAAGTATATTTATGTTGCTGGAGATTCTGGAAGAATTGTTAGATCAACAAACGGAATTGCTTGGGCTACAGCAACATCAGCAGCTACAACTGCACATGTTAATAGATTTGCAGTCTCTGATGATGGTGTAATTGTTGCAGCTGCAGGTGTTGCAGTTCAAGGTGTTGCACATTACGTTAGATCAACAGATGGAACAACGTGGACCACAGGACTTATTAGTGCTGCAGGTACAAACGTTCGTACTGGATCAATTGATTATGGTCCATCATATCCAAATGGTCCAAAAGTATTTGCAGTACTAACTGGAACTGCTGCAGTACCAATTATTAAAAAGTCAACTGATGGAATTACTTGGACTACAACCACTGCAGCAGGTGGCACTACTGAATCAATTGCATACTCAAAAAACATTAATCAGTGGGTTGCATCAAATGGATCAGACTTCAAGGCATCAACCGATCTGACAACATGGGTTACACTTATTTCTTCCGTTGGTGGTGCAAATAATCAAATTAATGAAGTTCCAGGATATATATTGCTTACAAGTGGATCTGCATTAACATATGGAAAGTACTCTACAAATGGTGTGACCTGGACAACATTCTATTTGCCAACATCTTCATCATTCAGAGGTATTGATGTTGATACTACAAATAAAACAATAGCCATGATGGATAATGTGACAACTGCATATAGAACATCTTTAACATGGATAACCAACGTAACATCACTTTCCACAAATACTGATGGCACAAAGCACATAATTGTTGCTAGTGGAACACCATTAAGATCTAGTGATATGGTTGATTGGACAGATTATGCTTATACATCTGGAGCAATAGTAAATGCCAGAAAAATAAAGTATCTTGGTGGATTATTCATTGGTGCTGGCGGTAATGGAAAATCGTATATTTATAAATCAACAAATGGTTCGGCATGGACTTCTTCGCAACCATCTACTGTTGCAAACTCTGATGGTTCATCAATCGCATATGATGGAACAACATATGTTGCCACAATTGATAGTGGTGGAACAGCAAACAGTATTTATTATTCAACAAACCTTACAGCATGGACAACCATTACGCTTGCTACAACTCCTGGTCAAGTAAACGATATTCATTATGATGTAGATAAGTTTGTTTCAGTTACTTCAACTGGAAAGGTGTTCTATTCTACTAATGGAACAACTGGATGGACTGCTGGAACATCAAATACTGCATCAGCACTTTACTTTGTTAATAATCAAAATGAACTTGGAACTGGAACAGGATGGATTGCGTCTGGAATAGTATTTAGAACTTCAACAAATGGTGTTACTTGGACAACAAGATCTGCACCAACAGCAGGATTCTGGGGTGCAAGTGCTGATGCTATTGGTAGATTTATTTGGAAGAATCAGTTAGTTCTTGTTGATGGAACAGATAATCTTTTTGCACTAACAACAGACGGAATTACGTGGGATACAACATCGATAGTAGTTGCAAATAAAAATTATCCAGCTATAGATAATGCTTTTGCTGCAGGTAATAAAATCTTCTCAGTAGATAAAACAACCAATCCAACTATGACACTTCTTGAGTATACAACAGATGGTACAACTTGGGTTTCAGTAAGTGCAAGTTGGAGTTCGGCTATAAATGCATCAGTTTATGGTGGAGGCATTTATGTTGGACATAATGCTGGAATTGGATCTGCAAGCAATTCAAGTTCTACAACTGTAAGATCAGTAAATCCTGGTTTTATTGCACCACAGGTAAATGACCATGCAAATGGAATATATGTTGGAAATGAAGGAATTTATTCAGATTCTTCAACATATGGTGGATTACAAAGACTTGTATCTGGTGTATTCTCACATATCTCGTATAATGCAAAAAATGGATATGTTGCAACTGGAAATTCTGCAATATATAAATCAACAGATGGCGTTGTGTGGACATCAACCTCAATCTCAACAGCAGGGCAATTCTCAATCGGTGGAGTTTAACAATTATTGATTTTGTGGTATACTAGTTTTCTAGAGAGAAAGCGGTGGTATGACAAAGCCTCACTACAACGTAGTTATTGCTACCCCTGGACGATCAATGGAGAGTCCTTATGTAAAGAGTTTAGTAGCTACACTTCAATACCTTAATGAAAACGGTATTTCTTCAATTTACCTTAATGAATATTCTTCACAGGTAACTGCTGCACGAGAAGCAACAGCAATGAACTCAATGTTCCTAAACATTTTTAATTCAGAGATTGGGTCTGGAGAATTCACATACGACAAGATCATATGGATTGATTCCGACATTTCTTGGACAGTAACAGATTTTATGCGTCTATATGAATCAGATAAGGAAATTGTTTCTGGAGTATATTTTAATCACACTGGTGTTCCTATGTTTTCTATGCCAGATTGGAATATTGGAGATATAGGAATTCTTAGAGAAAATGAAAAACCATTTGAAATTGCAGCAGCAGGTTTCGGATTCATCTGCATGAAGTCTGGAGTATTTGAATCATTGTCAAGACCTTGGTTTGAGTCAGCCTTCTCAGAAGTAGAAGATGGTGAAGGAAACAAGGCAGTCGTTCCATTTGGAGAAGACTATTCGTGGTGTACGAAAGCTGCTTCAGCAGGACATAAACTGTGGTTAGACCCAAGGGTATTGCTGACTCACCACAAGAATGTATCTATTGACGGAAGGATGATCGTAGGTGGATAAGCCACATTTTAATATTATAATTGCTACTCCTGGAAATAATTTTACTCAGGGGTACGTTAGAAGTTTGCTTCAGACTGTATCTGCTATTAGTGCAGAGGGTCTATCCTGGAACTTCCTTAACCAGTCAAGCTCTCTCGTATCTATGGCACGAGAAATGACAATCGCTGGACCTGGTGTAAATGACCCATCAATTACAGAACCATTTGCAGGACAGTTTACTTATGACAAGATCATTTGGATTGATTCAGACATTGAATGGACAGTTGCAGACTTCTTTAAACTATACAAGTCAGACTATGACATTGTTTCTGGATGCTATCTAATGCAAGATCGTCACACACCCATCTACGAAGCTTATCGTGGCCCAATGATGTCGGAAGACGAAATTCTTAGTCGCACAGAGCCATTTAAGGTTGCTGGCATTGGTTTTGGATTTGTGGCAATGAAGTCTGGAGTGTTTGAAAATATTCCTCGTCCCTGGTTTGGTCCAATTGGTATGCCAATCTCTGAGGGAAGTACAGAAATGCAAATGCTACTTATTGGAGAAGATCTTTCTTGGTCAACTAAAGCAATTCAGAGTGGATTTGAAATTTGGACAGATCCATCAGTCCACGTAGTTCATAATAAGTCGTTTAATATTTTTTGGAAAGATCAGATCGAAAAGATGAAGAATGGATAACTTCCCAGCTTCTGGAGGTAGTGAGTTACTCAAGAATGCACTACTTGAGAAGTCTAGCCTTTCATCAAGAGATAATATTAACTTAATTATGTCTATTCCAGACATTAAGAATATAAAATATTCTAAGCAAAACATTCTTTGGCAACACCTTAACCACAGAGAGCCAACGCTTGGTCAGTTAACAGATCGTGCATTTGTAGACAGTGTTGATGCATTTGTATATGTTTCAAATTGGCAATACGAAAAGTACATGTATTCGTTTGATATTCCTACAAAGAACGCACACGTTATCAAAAACGCAATTAACCCAATTGAACTTATTGCAAAGCCAAAGGAAAAGATTAAGTTAATCTATACATCAACTCCATACCGTGGCCTTGACATTCTATTGGAAGCATTCTCAAGACTTGACAGAGATGATGTAGAGCTAGACATTTATTCATCAACAATTATTTATGGTTCTGGATTTGCAGAGCATGTTGGAGACGAGTTCGAACCACTTTTTGAACGTGCAAGAAATATGAAGAATGTTAATTACATGGGATATGCAACTAATGAAGAGATTCATAAAGCACTTCAGGAAGCTCACATATTTGCATACCCAAGCATTTTTGAAGAGACTTCGTGCCTAGCATTGATTGAGGCTGGTGCTGCTGGATGTAGCCTTGTTACAACAAACTTTGGGGCATTGTATGAAACTGGATCAGAGTATGCAAAGTTTGTAACAATGCAAAAGACGGTAGATAAGCTAGTCTCTAACTTTACAAATGCACTCAATGAAGCAATTGATTCGTATTGGGATAAGTCAAATCAAAAGCTATTAAAAGAACAGTCAGCTTTCTATAACAAGTTCTATAGCTGGGATACTCGTATTCCTGAATGGGAAAGACTTTTCGATAAACTATCCTAGTATTGTGATATAATTTAAATATCATGGCAACTAGAAAAAATTATGCTGTTGGAAATGTTCCCCCTCTTGTAACATGGACGGTAGTTCGTGGAGACTCTGCATCATTTAGAGTTTATGTAACAGACGATACAAAGGCAGCATTAGATGTTTCCTTATGGACAATCGATATGGAAATTAAGCGTCCAGATGTTGCACAAACAACTCCAGAAATGACAGATGCTGCAACTCTAATTCTTACACTTATTCCAGAGATCACAGATGCAGATGGTCCAGGAGAGTTTACTGTAACACTTGCACCAGAAGAATCTGCACTACTTGAGACAGGAGACATCTTCGATATTGAGCTATCACAGGAGTCAACAAGCAGAGTCTGGACTGTTGCTCAGGGTAGCGTTGTAATCATTGAAGATGTAACAAACTCCTAATGGCTAAAGCTGTAATAGTCAATACGAGTAAGTCTCGTACATCAACAGCAAAATCAACAGATTATGCAATCCCCTCTATTGAGCAAATATCCCACTCTTCATCTGTTCAAGATATTAATCACGATTCTAAGCCAGTAACAACTGATTATGGAATTGCTAAAATCACAGACATTATCCATGATTCAAAGCTTGAGTCTATCTTGCCATTCTATGTAAGATTTACAAATATTGGAATTGAGGGTGGGTATGGACCAAGTAATCCTGCCCCTATTGGCATTGCTGTTATTGGTGTTAATAACTATATTCTTTAACATCTGATATAATTAAAGAGTTATGACTAGACCTACCCTCGCACAAATCAAGTCCAACTTTGAGACTGGAGATGTTCCAAATGGTGAAAACTATGCACAGCTAATTGATGCACTTGCTGCACAGTCAACTGAGCTTGGAACTGTGGGCAACAATGAAGAGACAATCAACGGTATTGAAAATGCAACAACCATTGATACTTTTCTTGCCACAGAGTGGAGAATGGTCAAATACTTAGTATCAATTAGATATTCAACAACTAAGTATTACGCAACAGAATTAACTATACTGATGGATACCTCTGGTGTCAATGTAAGTCAGTATGGTGTAATAGACAATGATGGGGATATTGGAACCGTTAATGTCTCAAGGTCAGGAGATAGCGTTAACTTAACTGTTACACCTAATCCTGCCATAACGCCAGTCACTGTACGATTTGCTCGTATGGGACTTAAGGCATAAGGAGATAAAAAATGGCAACAGTCAATAAGAAATTTAATGTTAAGAATGGTCTTGGCGTTGATGGAAATGTTGCGGTATCCAATGCTACATCGTTTACCGTAGATGGACCATCTGCAGACAGTCTTACCTTTGCACTTACAAATGTAACTGCAGCAACAATTAATGGGTCACCAATTGCTACTCAGGGATGGGTATCAAGTCAGAGCTATCTAACATCTGAAACAGACCCAGTGTTCGTAGCGTCTGACGCATATGGAATCACAAGCACAGACATCTCAAATTGGGATACAGCGTATGGCTGGGGTAATCATGCATCAGCAGGATATCTAACAACAGAGTCTGACCCAGTATTCACCGCTTCTGATGTTTATGGAGTAACTACTTCAGACATTTCGAACTGGGACACAGCCTACGGATGGGGAAACCATGCTTCTGCAGGTTATCTAACTACTGAATCAGATCCAGTCTTCACAGCTTCAGATGTTTACGGTGTAACAACATCGGATATCTCAAACTGGGATACTGCATACGGTTGGGGAAATCACGCTAGTGCAGGTTACCTTACAACCGAATCCGATCCTGTATTCGTGGCATCAGATGTCTATGGAGTTACCTCAACAGATATCTCAAACTGGGATACAGCCTATGGTTGGGGCAACCACGCTTCGGCAGGGTATCTTACATCAGCAGTAGAATCAATTTCAAACACAGATGGAAACATTACATTTAGTGCTGCAAGTGGCACAGTAACTGCAGATCTCGCTACTGATGTTGAGATTGCTGGAGACCTTATTGTTCAGGGAGACCTCACTGTAAATGGTGATGTCACTACAATTAATACAGCAACACTTGCGGTTGAAGATAACATTGTTGTTCTAAACACAAATGTAACAGGAACACCAACTCTTGACGCAGGTATTGAGGTTGAGCGTGGAGATTACACTAATGCAAAACTTTTCTGGAAAGAGTCTGCAAATGCTTGGTATCTTGGAACTCCAGGAGACAGCAGTTCGTCAGCTACTGAAGCTCAGATTGCTACAGTTGGAAACGTCCTAACACTTGAAGATGCTGCAGTAATTAGTGCTCACGCATCTGCAACAAGTGGTGCTCCTAGTGTTTACGCTTGGGACAGTGCGGTTTATTCAACTGCAAAGTTCACAATCCAGATGAAGCAGGGTAGCGATATCCACGTACTTGAGCTTCTAGCCACAGTTGCTGGATCAAACGTATACGTCACAGAATACGCAGAAATCATTAGCAATGTTGCACTTGGAGAAACAGATGTTACACTTTCAGCAGGAACTGCAACACTTACAGTAACTCCTGTAACTGGTACTGTTGTAACCAAGATCGCAGCAACTCTCATTGAGGCCTAATTAGTTAGTCGTCAAGTATTATTAATCTGGTATAATTTACTAAGGTGATGATACTTGGCGACTACTAATAAAAACTTTAAGGTTAAGCACGGTCTTGACGTTAATGGTGAAATAAATATATCCGCAGCAGGTGGAAGTGAAGGCGGTCAGTTAAATCTTGATAAGCCAGCATCTGGAACTACACTTGCTGGTAATGTCGCTATTGATGTTTATGAAAATAAACTACGTATATTTGAGCAGGGAGGAACTGCTCGTGGTGCATACATAGATCTAACAGGAACTGCCTCAAGCGTTGGAACCAATCTTATTGCAACATCTGGTGCAATGAACTATGCACAGCAACAATCTACGAAACAATCTGGTATTTCTGCATCTGGTACAACAATTATCAGTAAATCATTTACAACTAATGGATATCCAGTTCAAGTTTTAGTAACTGGAGATGCAGAAAACTCTACTGCTGGAGGATGGGTAAAGCTTCAACTATACCGTGATTCAACTGCAATTGGAAAAGTTGTTCACGTAGAAATGTCTTCTGGATCGGAAAATGTTCCATATGCACTTACAGTTATTGATACACCTGCTGCTGGAACATATGTTTATGCATTAAAGACTGTATCAGTTGTATCTACTGGAACAATGAATTTTGGTGAAACTGATGGCCCAGTACTCACACTAATTGAGCTTTCTGGAAGCAAGGGGGCAGACGGTGCAGCTGGGCTATCAGACATCGTTAGTGATACTACACCACAACTTGGTGGAGACCTTGATACAAATGGTTATGATATTACAGGGCTTAATGCACTAACTCTTGATACTACTCCAACAGGAGTTCCAACAGGTGCAGGAGTAATTTCTTGGGATACTGATTTTGATACGCCAGCAATACAGTTAAATACTGCTGTAACACTTCAAGTTGGTCAGGAACACCTGGTTCGTGTTAAAAACAATAGCAATTCTGTAGCAATTCCAAATGGGGCAGTCGTTATGTTTGCAGGTGCAACTGGTGACACAGTTAAGGTTTCTCCAGCTGTTTCGACATCAGCCAATGAACCATATAAGCTTGTTGGTATAGCAACACAAGAAATATCTGCAGATGGATTTGGATTTGTTACACAGTTTGGATTTGTCAATGGATTAAATACAAGCTCTTATTCGCTTGGTGACTTGCTATACTCTAATCCATCTTCCCCTGGAGAATTGACTGCTACTCAGCCAACAGCACCAAACTGGACATTCCCAATAGCAGCAGTTGCAAGAGTTGGTAGTGGTAGTAGCGGAAGAATTCTTGTACGTGCAATTCCTGGAGCACACGTTCATGACCTAATTGATGTAACCATTGATTCACCAGCAGACAATGAGATTCTTGCGTGGAACTCTGCAACATCTACATGGATTAATCAAACTGCTGCAGAGGCAGGTCTTCTCACAGCAGAAACCGATCCAGTCTTTACCGCTTCAGCAGCACACGGCATTAGTTCTACAGATATAGCCCATTGGAATAGTGCCTATGGTTGGGGAAACCATGCTTCAGCAGGGTATTTGACAACACTTACTGGAACACTTGATGGATATGCTAAGTATTCAATTGCAGACATTCAGCAAAAAACAACAAGCTATACTCTCGTCATTACAGATGCAAATGACATGATTGAGGTAAGCAGTTCGTCTCCAACAACAATCACAGTTCCAACAAATGCTTCGGTAGCATTCCCAACAAAAACTGAAATACATATTCTTCAAACAGGATCAGGACAAATTACTATTGCTGGAGATACAGGGGTAACAGTAAATGGAACTCCAGGGCTCAACCTCAGAGCACAATGGTCAATGGCTACTCTTATCAAGAGAGACACAAATACCTGGCTACTTGTCGGAGACCTTATTGGTTAGCTTTTTCAATATCAGATTGAACAGCTAAGTCGTAATCTTCTTTTCTCGTTACGCACAAGATCTCATTGAATGAAAGATCTTCTGCACGATAAACAAGAATCGCCCCATCTTCCTGAGCCATTTCAAAAAGTTCGGAATCTGCAAACCAGAAAGAATACTCTTCATTAGCAGTAAATTCATAATCAGCAGTTATTGAGAATAATCCACCATCGCTAAAATTGATAACTGGAACAAACTCATTTGCCTCAATTACAGGTATGATTGTTGAAAGATTTAGATTTTCTATATTCTTTGCAACAAGTATGTGAGTTGCACCATTAGATTTGGCATATTGAATACCCTGGTTCCAAGCCTTTGAATTATTGAATGAGTCAACCACAATGTTGTTTATGCCAGGATATTCTGTATATTCATCCTGAAAATGTGCAAAAATTGTTCTCCCTGCGTAATCGCCAAGGGATTCGACTAGAGAAGAGTAATCTGCGTTCTCTTCAAGTACGCTGTATAGAATCCAAATGTTCATATTTAAATTATATCATGAAGCTTATATGATAAAATAAAATAGGTGAACAATGACTATAGCATCAAACTTATATGCAGATAAAATCTTTGCAGAGCAACCCTCAGCCCTGTGGTCGCTTGACGACGATCTTTCTGTTTCGGCATCAACAATATCTGGTATAGCCATTTCAGATACAAAAGGAATTCCTGCAACATCTTATGGTGTTGGTGCATATCCTGGATACTACATTACCGATTCTTTTGGATCTTCATACTCAAATAATGATGGAGTTCCAATGGTTTATGGTGCTACTAATATCACAACAATTTACCCAAATCTTTCTAACGCAGATTCCCCATCACTGATTCTTCCAGCTTTTGGATTTATGAATGAACTAGGTAAGACAAGGCCAATCACATATGAGATGTGGCTAAGAATTAGTTCAGAGGCATCTCAGCCAAAAAAGATATTTGGTCCAATAGGTTCAGATGATGGATTATACGTTTATGGCTCATTCTTATCGCTCAGATTCAATGGAAAGATTTACTCGCATCCAGTTGGATCGTGGGGTAGACCAATGCTTATTCAGATAACAGTAGCACAATCATCAGTAAGCCTAATGCTTAATGGCGAACAGATTCTCTCCGAGTACTACGATCCAGAAACTGTTGTTCTTGCATCGCAATATGATGATGAAGGAAATAATCAGGATTGGGTTGGTTTTTACGCATATGACGATGTGATGCCAATTAATATCGATTGCTGTGCTGTGTATCCTTTCCAAATACCATTGCTTGTCGCAAAGAAAAGATTCGCATATGGTCAGGCAGTAAAGTCTCCAGAGTTCGGAATGTCCCTGAATTCAGATGTTCCATTTATTGCAGATTTTCAATTTGCAGAATATGCAAAAAACTATATTTATCCAGATATTGGCAAATGGGAGCAGGGTGTATTTAATAACTGCTCATTCAAGAACAACAATCTTTCTACACCAGAATATTCTTTGCCAGAGGCAGTATTCTCAAATAATCAGTCAGTAGACACCTGGTATTTAAAACAAAATAGTTCTGGAGAATACGACAAGCTTGAGACAAACAATCTATACTTTAAGATTAATCCATTGAGCGAAGACTATTCTGGATACTTGTTCTTTAAAAACCTGAACATGCTTGATCAGCCAATTGCATCCATTTATGGCGTGTTTGAAATCGGAAGTTCTGCTGTAAACGGAGAAGTTCTATTTGAAATAGCTGGATCAGCAGGGCAGAAGTTCTCAGCAAAGATATCTGAGTCTGGCGGAGTATATTCTCTTTCTTATGTCTTTACAAAGTCTGATTCTTCTACAGTCAATATTGGTGGTGTGGAAAACTTAACGTTAGACACAAAGTTTGTTGCAGGTTTGAACATCCAAGATCTTCTTCTACAAACGGAGTTAGACGTATCATTCCTAGTTCCATTCTTTAGCAACCTTAATAGTCTTTCGCTCTATATCGGCGGTACATCAAACTTTGAAAATACATTCTCTGGGAAGGTGTATCGTTTTGGATTTGACAATGCCCTCACGCACACAGAGCTATCCGAATCATATACTTTTGGAATACCAGCATTTGACGATTCAACATTGTTTATGAACCACTATGCTGCATATACTTTGTTCTCAACAAATACTTTTGGTATTTTTGGATTAGACATAGCGGTTTCTTTTATGTGGAGAGATTACATGCCACTGTCTTACTTTGGTAAAAACGTGGTAGATGCAGAAGACAATCAGACATTCGACCTTGACTTTTTGCAATTTAACATCGACTATCCAGAACCATTTAGGTACACGGTAGAAAGTACATTTGAGCAATCGCAGGTTGACACATCAGACTCAATTGTAAAATCTTATGCCCTGCTATCCAATATAGGATCAGAAAATACTGCCTTAACAGATGTACCTTTGGGATATGGGAAATACATTTATCCATATAATGATTGGGCAACAGAAAGATACGAGCTTGTAAATGAGTCAGTTATCTACATGCCACAATATGTTGATTCAGAAACTACTACTGATGTTCCGTTTGAAGAATTACAGATTCTTATTTTGATAGAGGGAAAAGTTCCAGGTATTCTAAGAAATCCAATTGGCATAAGGTCCGTTAGATTAAGTTCACAAGCCCTTAACATAGACATAGAAACTGCTATTGGATCTAAGTTTGGAAAGAAAGCTTACCCATATACAGAAATAGACGAAGCAAAAGATTATAAGGTAGCAAATCCTGTTTCAGTTTATACAGGAAGTACGCCCTATCTTTATATGGATCACTACTCTGGTGTTAGATTGCTTGGGGACACACTATCTGGTGAGCGAGGGGTATTGATTAAAATTAATCCAGAAGCTTCAGATTACTATAAGCTGAGTCTGATCCAGTTTGCAATTAAGACAGAAGACCTGTTCCCACTAGAGCCAACAAAAATATTTGAAATGGAAGACACATCAAATATTTATTATGTCTACGTAGATAGACTTGATGGTGGAGAAGAGGCCGTAATCTATGTCAACAAGGTAGTCGATGGAGTAGAAGAACTATTTAATGGTGTAAAAATTTACATCAACGGAAAAGAGTATTCAGACTCTCAGGACTCAGATTCCCTAATCGACGAACAGCCAATCATTAGATATAAAGAATGGAATATCATTGGTGTTAAATTTAAATCACCACTTAACTTTAGCTATACATCAGATGGATATATTAGCTTTGTTGGCCCATTCATTTTTAATAACATCAACTCGTTCAAGGTTAATAAGATTGAAGAGGGTGCGAGAATTCTATTTAGAAAGTGGTCAGATGTAGATGGATCAGACTGGTCAGCATACTCTACTGGTTCTTGGGATAATGTAAGAGTTTTGTCGTCCACAGAAATTCCAGGTACAGATGGCACAAAAGCATATAGAACATATTTTGGTAGCAACAGGTTAATAATTGACAATGCAGAGTCAGTTTTAGGTTTCGGAATGTACGAATATGACGTATATCCAAACATTGTGTGGAAGACAAATTCGGTAGCTGCTGTATAGTATGGTATACTGGTGTCTATGAGTAATCTGAACATCGGTCCTGTTATGAAGGGACAAATCGGAAAAACAAGTGTTCGTGTTGTCGAAGAGCCATTCTCAAATGCAGGTCTTTATATTTGGGTAAAGCCAGATGGAAAAGCGTTCACTGGTGGAAACAATGATCCACTATGTATTGAGTCAATGCGTGGAGATCAGTCAAAGATTGATGAACTTACAAAGGCTGCAGCACACTACGGTCAGCCAGAAGGCAAAGCGGTATTCTTTCCAAACCAAAGAATGGTTAGCGACGAGACACACTCAGAGCAGGTAGACAAGATGTCACAAGGATTTATTCCTTCAGACAATGACCTTGGTGCTCTAATTGCTGCAAAGCAAACAATCGATCTATATGGAGTTGACGCATACAATGCCTAATGATGAACTAATGAGAGTTCCAATTCCAATCAAGCTTGATGATGAAATCATTAACGAAAGTCCATTCAAAAATGCTGACCCATTTAAAAAGTCATGGGATCAACTAAAGGACCTGGCTGGACTTGACACAAACTTTAAGCGTCGCACATCTCGTATTGAAAAGGTTCAGTACACAGATAACTATATGGATTCTGCAAATGCAGTACAAAGTGGTACTAATGATGCAAAGTCAAAGAAAATCAATCCTGGTGTTGTATACCGCAACGCATACGGACTCTTTGATGTTATTACTCCACCATACGATCTTTATGAGCTTGCAAATTACTATGACACATCCTTTGCAAACCACGCTGCTGTTGATGCAAAGGTTGAGAACACAGTTGGTCTTGGATATGACTTTATGGTTTCAGACAAGACAATGCTTAAGCTTGAGGACACAGAAGACAAGGAAGCCGTAAAGAGAGCACGTAAGCGTATTGAACGACTTAAGATTCAGCTTCGTGATTGGATTGAAAGCCTTAACCTTGATGAAAGCTTTACCAATGTTCTTGAGAAAGTTATCACAGATTATTATTCAGTAGGTAACGGCTACATCGAAGTTGGTCGTACCACAACAGGTGAGATTGGCTACATTGGTCATATCCCTGCTACAACACTTCGTGTCCGTCGTATGCATGATGGATTCGTTCAGATTATCGGTAACAAGGTAGTCTACTTTAGAAATTTCGGGGCAAAGAATCCAAACCCCATCACACAGGATCCACGTCCTAACGAGATCATTCACATTAAGGAATACTCTCCACTAAACACATTCTATGGTGTACCAGATGTTATTGCTGCAATGCCATCGCTTCTTGGAGACGCACTTGCATCACAATACAACATCGACTACTTTGGAAACAAGGCAGTTCCTCGTTACGTTGTAACCCTTAAGGGTGCTCAGCTTTCACAAGAGGCCGAAGACAAGATGTTTAGATTCCTTCAGGCAGGTCTCAAGGGTCAGAACCACAGAACACTTTACATTCCACTTCCTGGAGACTCAGATCTTAACAAGGTTGAGTTTAAGATGGAAGCAATCGAAAGTGGTGTTCAAGAAGGATCCTTCAGTCAGTACCGTAAGCAGACTCGTGATGATATTCTCATTGCCCACCAGGTTCCACTTTCCAAACTAGGTGGATCGGATTCTTCTCAGATTGCGGCAAGCTTGGCACAGGATCGCACATTTAAAGAACAGGTCGCTAGACCAGCCCAACGCAATCTTGAGAAGATTCTAAACAAGATCATCCGTGAAAAGACAGACATCCTTGAACTCAAGTTTAATGAACTTACACTCACAGATGAAATCGCACAATCACAGATTCTTGAGCGTTATGTTAAGACACAGATTATGCTTCCAAACGAAGCTCGTGAAAAGCTTGGTCTTCCACAGATTCCTGGCGGAGACAAGCCATTTGAAATGACATCTCGTCAGTCTACAGATGCTCGTGCTAACACAGCACAGAACAGAGGACGTGACTCTGAACGAGCAGCCAACTCTTCAGATGGACCAACCACAACAAGTGGTCGTAACCCAAAGGGCGAGGGTAGATCCTCAAACTGACAATTGTTACAATAAATTAACAATTGCATAAAATATAGTGTATAATAAAAACAGTATGAGTATTCAAAAGGCCCATTGGCAAACTGAAGGCGATAACGTTCGTCTTTCAATGCCGTTCTCAAAAGTTGACCAAGAGCGTAGAATCGTTTCTGGTTTCGCAACTCTTGACAACATCGACAAGCAAGCAGACGTTGTTACAACAGATGCTTCTATGAAGGCTTTTGAAAAGTTCCGTGGCAACATTCGTGAGATGCACCAACCAATTGCTGTTGGCAAGATGCTCTCATTCAAAGAAGACAAGTACTTCGATCCTGAAACAAAGAAGTTTTATTCTGGAGTTTATGTATCAGCATATATCTCAAAGGGTGCTCAGGATTGCTGGGAAAAGGTCATGGATGGTACATACTCAGGTTTTTCAATCGGTGGACGTATGAATAAGTGGGATGACGCATATGATGAAAAAATGGATGCCCCCATTCGAATTATTAAGGATTATGATCTAATGGAACTCTCATTAGTTGATACTCCTGCTAACCAATTTGCAAACATTCTTTCTATTGAAAAGAATGATAATGGTGATACAGTTGTTACAGGTGAAATGACAGAACTTGAAACAGAAAATGTTTTCTGGGACAAGGAGTCTGGGCTAGTTATGGTTTCAGCCAATGAGTTTGAAGCAAGCCCAGCAACTGGAGAGCCAATGCAAAATATTGGATTTGTTGAGAAGTCAGATGTTGACAAGCTTGACATGGTAAAGTTCTTAGTTGATAGTGCTAAAGGTACTAATCTTTCTAAGATGAACGAGGAGGATGAAATGACAGACGAAATCGTAAATGATGCCCCTGAAACTGCTGAGGTAGTTGAAGAGGTCGTAGCTGTTGAAGAAGTCGCTCCAGAGGCAGATGCCGAAGTCGTTACTGACGTTGAGAAGGCTGTTAAGCCTGAAGAAGAGGTCGAACCAGCTACTCCTGAAGAGGATGCAGTTGAGGATGCCGCAGAAGGCGAAACAGAAAACGATGAAGAGGTTAAGAAGTCAGACGAGGGAGCTGCAGACGCAGTTACTGAACTCAAGGATGCCGTTACATCAGCCTTTAGCGAACTTACAACAGTAGTTAAGTCACTCAGCGAAGAAATTGCTGAGTTAAAGAAGTCAGTTGGACACATCGATGCAAAAGTCAACGATGCAGAAAGCGACTTTAACAATCTTGGGAAGCGAATTGATGCAGTAGAAGCAGATACCGCTTTCCGCAAGTCTGGCGATCTGGGTGAGATCGTACAGGAACCAGCAATGGTTGAAAAATCAGTATGGGGTGGACGTTTCCTCAACACATCCGATCTACTGAAATAAAAAATACACTTTGGAGGTGAAAATAATGTCGGAAGAAATCATTAATAAGAACCTGCCTGGTAGCTACCCTAACTCAGACGGTAGCACATTCGCAGGTGGTATTGGTGGTGTAGCAGATCCTGCTTTCGCATACCTTGGTAACACTGAGGGTGACGCAAGCATGGGTCTTACAGACGGTCCAAACGCCGTTAACCCATCATTTACCGAAAGCCCAAACTACCCAGGTGCTGGTATCCTACGTCCCGATCAAGCTCGTCGCTTTATCGATTACGTTTGGGACGCAACAACTCTCGCACAAGATGGTCGTCGTGTCACAATGAGAGCCAACACTATGGAACTTGAGAAGGTTAACGTTGGAGAGCGTGTCGTTCGTGCCGCTAACCAGGGTGACGCTTCATTCACAAATGCTGGAGCTACATTCAGCAAGGTAGAGCTTACAACTAAGAAGCTCCGTCTTGACTGGGAAGTTTCAAGCGAAGCACTAGAAGACAACATTGAAGGAGGTGCTCTTGAGGACCACCTTGTACGTCTTATGACTACAGCCTTTGGTAACGACATCGAAGATCTCGCTATCAACGGTGACACAGCTCAGTCAGGAGACGACTTCCTCGGAATCATGGACGGCTTCATTGCCCACACACAGGGTGATGGATACGCACACGAGGCTGTTGTTGCTCAGGACGACGCTAACTGGACAGTACACGACATGCAGAAGCTAATTCTTGCCATGCCACGTCGTTACCGTGCTCTCCAGACTGGACTTAAGTTCTACGCAGGTACAGACACATTCGCAAACATCGTTAAGAACAACGGTACTACATTCGATGCAATCGGTTCAACCGAAGCTGCTCGTGGTAGCTACCTTGGGGGTATCGACCAAACATTTGGTGGTGCTCGTCAGACACGTGTTCTCGGTGTGCCTGTCTTGGAAGTTCCTTACTTCCCTGCAGACTACGTTGAACTTACATTCCCACAGAACCGTATCTGGGGATTCCAGCGTGATATCACAGTCAACCGTTTCTACGTTCCCAAGAAGGACACAATCGAATACACCGTATTCGTTCGTTTCGGAATCAACTGGGAAGAGCAGGACGCAATTGCTTGGGCAACCAAGCCAGCTGCTTCCTAATCTATAGAAGCACTAATGGGGGGCAGGGGATAAAACCTCTGCCCCTTATTTAATTAAATGATATACTTATACAGGAGGTAGATATGACTACTGAAACTACAAATAATGTTATATCCCCAACTTCCAAGAAATCTGGTAAGGGGATGGGTTCTGTTGCAGACGGAACAATTGGTAGCGTAATTGTCGAAGCAGAAGACGTTGCCAAACCAAAGGTTACAAACCGAACATCTGGCTCAGACAGCGAAAAGGTTGCAGTATATTCAACTCGCAATGTTAGTTGGCAAGATGTTGGGGTACTTAGTAAGGGATATAATATCCTAACTAAAGAGAAGGCTGATATCTGGCTCAAGAGAGACCACGTAAGACTGGCTACACCAGAAGAGCTTGCTAAGGAGTTTGACAAGTAAAATGGAAATTTTGAGGCTTCCCCCATATCCTCTAACTAGCACATGGGATTTACCAGAGGCAAATACTGATTATATTCTATATGTTGAGGACTTGGTTGATCACTCAATTGAAACCACAGATATTACGTCAGACGACAATGCAAAATATGACTATGTTATTCCACTAGCAAAAGTACAGTATGATCGTAAATTCTTAATTCGTTTCTACGATTCAGACTTTGAGCACATCCTCGTGGAAAGCAACTTGGACATTCTCCGTCCTTATGTTGATCCAGGTATGTATACAGATACCCCAACAGAATATGAAGAATACAAAATGCTTGAGCTTGTTGCTCGCTCCATCATTGACAGTGTTGTTTCAGATGGATTCTATAACCACAAACAAATTATTCAAGATACTGGACATGGAACTGACTACTTTCCTGTCTGGCTAGACGTAAACAGAGTTCTGAAAGTTTGGGAAAACAACGTCCTTGTTTATGATTATGAAAATGAGTCGGACTATGAAAATAAGTATCTGGTTACTCTTGACAACTCTGCAATTTTAAAATATTCTGCAGATCAAATTGACAGAATGGAAAAGGCCGCTCCTCGTTTGCCACTAGCAATCGGAGACCTTGGTTTTTATGGACGATCTGGTGCTACATTCCCCAAGGGATTCGACTACATCTTCCTAATCGATACTGGATACAAGGCAGTGCCACCAGACATTGAATATGCTACTAGGCTACTAATTGACGACATAAAGTGTGGAAAGTTAGATTACTACAAGCGATACGTTACATCCTATAACACCGATGATTTCCAAATCAAGTTTGCTGATAGACAATTCGACGGTACTGGAAACTTTGTTGTAGACAAGATCCTTGAGAAGTATGCTAACAGAATCACCAAGCTAGGAATCGTATAATGATATGCGAATCAACAGACTTTATGTATCCACTTCTAGCAGACGTATATTTTCCAATCGTCACACAAGATGGATATGGTTCAGTTAACAAGCAATGGACACTAGATAGAACTGTCGCATGTTCTCTTGCAAGTGTTTCAAGAAAGGCTCGTGCCGAAGTCACCGTTGATGTTGAAATTCTACTTGACGGAATGCTTGTAGGTAAAGTAAAGAAAGATCTTAGAATTGATAGCACTGGTACTGAGAATGCAATTACAAATGTAATTCTTACAAATGTGCGTGATGCAAATGGCAACATTCTTCATTTAGAGACCGCAGGTCCACGAAAAGGCAAGGGAACAATTTTTGAGGTTGCAAAGAATGAACCAATTGTTGGACCATTTGGTTCTGTAGAATACTGGAGAATTCTTCTTCGCAGATCAGAAAACCAGGGGGTTGACGTATGATTTCGGTAACCTTTGATGATCGTGAATTTGTTAAAAAGTTTAACAACTTAGTAAATTACTCTCTTGGATTTTTGGATGGTGTCCAGACAGGCAAGATGCAGTTTCTTTCATCTCTAGGTTTAGCAATGAAGGAAATGCTTATGGAATACCTAGATTCGTCTGCACGAGCAAACCCAGCATCCCTACATCATGTTTACGAGTGGTATCAGACTGGCAGTCCAGATGCAAGACTATATGAGATTGATTACCGTGTAAGTAATGTAGGACTATCGTTCGACTATACATTTAGACAATCCACATCGGTTAAGCAGGGATCGTCAATACCATTTTACGACAAGGCTAGAATCATGGAAGCTGGAATTCCTGTAGTCATTAGACCACGCAAAGCAGATGTCCTAGCCTTTGAGGTAGATGGCAAAACAGTTTTTACAAAGAACCCAGTAAGAGTTGAAAACCCTGGTGGTGCTGGAGTTGAGGGAAGCTTCTCAGAAACTTTCCAATCATTTTTCTCACGATACTTTACACAGGCATTTTTACAGACTAGCGGAATAATGTCATACATTCAGGAAGCAAGAGACTTTAGACGATATGTTATTTCTGGAATGAATGGCGGAGGCAAGGGTCTTGGTTTTAAAGTTGGGTATCGATGGATCGCAAAGGCAGGTGAGCTTGGGTAATGGCTATTTACTATCCCCCAGTTTTTATTAATAAATATTTGCAAGAGAAACTTGCTGTTAATGGGTTTGGAGCAATTCCAATGTTTCCAACATATCCAAGCGATTTTAATATCGCTAATGACTTTACACTAGATGTGCTTCACGGTGGTGGACCAACCAGATATAGCTTCCAGGGACAAGCTGCGGTATTTGACAGAATGTTCAGGGTACGTAGACGAGTATTCCCACACATCAAGTGCGAACAAACACTTTACTATTTTTATGCACTTACAGAAACAGCAGTAACTAACATAATTGAGATAACTCAACACATCCAGGACCTGCTTGACGCACAAGATGAATCAGCACAGGATCTTAATAAGTGGATTGCATCTAAAGTATCTGGCACAATTACTGTAGATGGAAAAGAACACAAGAAGGTAACATTTGATGGTACAGATTTCTTGGTTCCATATTTCCATTCCGTTAAAGCTTATCAGCTTGAAGAAACAAGAGACATTGTTGATTTTGGTACTGCTAGAACATATGCAAGCAATAAGATAATTATCGACTACGACTGGCATAAATCCTAATAAATGACCAGTATACTGGTATAGAGGAAACCCACCCATATTCTTTAGAAAAAGAGGTGAAAAAATATGGTATATACACGTGGTACAAGTGCTAACATCATCGTTGGTGCAGCAGCACTTTTTACATACGAGGCAGGTCCAATTGGTCTTGACGCACAAGGCAAGATCACAGACACTCAGGCAGGTACAGACCTTCCTGCATTCGCTGACGGTACAGATTACGTACAGACTCTTTCAAACGATGCAGACTTCCGTAACGTTGGTTACACCAGCAACGGTCTTGAGCTTCAGTTCCAGCCCGACTTCGGTGAAGTTCGTGTTGACCAGGTTCTTGACGTAGCCAAGCTTTACAAGCAGGGCATGCAGGTCAACCTTAACACAACATTCGCAGAAGCAACACTAGAGAACCTTCTCTTTGCTGTCGCAGGTCAGGGAACTGATCTTACAGACACAAAGAGTTCAAACGGCCTTAACAGCCTAAGACTCTCAGCAGGTAACATCGGTGAATGTCCTGTTGAGCGTGGTCTCGTTGCAGTCGGTCCAGGTACTGGTGACTGTGCAGATTCTCCCGATTACGAGCGTATCTACACTGCTTACCGTGCTCTCTCAATTGAGAACGTCTCAGTATCAGCAAAGCGTGATGAAGCAACAATGTTTGAGGTTTCATTCCGTCTTCTCCCTAACGACGACGCATCCTACGGCAAGATCGTAGACCGTTACGTTCCTGGAGCAATTTCCTAATTTAATAGACATTACTGCCCTGGCTTCGGCTGGGGCAGTTTTGTTTTTGGTACAATTGAAGAATGGCAACAAGCATATATAAATCAGGATTTACAGAATTGGTAGATGGAACAGAGATCTACATGACACCACTCAAGATTAAATATCTTAGACACTTTCTTCAAGAATTTGAAAAAATTAAAGATTGTCAAAATGACATAGAATCTTTAGAGGTATTGGCAAAATGTGCGACGGTAGCAATGAAGCAATACTATCCATCTATAAAGACAGTAGAACAGCTAGAGGATAGCGTAGACCTGTCCACCATATATACGATTCTTGAATATGCAGCAGACATTGTATTTAACAGGAAAGACGAACAGGAGCCAGTAAAAGAATCTGTAAAAAAGAAATCTGGATCTTGGGAAGACCTAGACCTAGCAGCCCTTGAATCTGAAGTATTTATGCTTGGCATTTGGAAAGACTACGAAGAGCTTGAGACATCTCTTTCGCTACCAGAACTAACAGCCATTCTTGAGCAAAAGCGAGAAGCTGAATATGAAGACAAAAAGTTTATGGCAGCTCTACAGGGCGTAGACCTTGACCAACAGTCTGGCAAACAGAATGCCTGGGAAGAGATGAAAGCCAGGGTATTTAGTGGTGGAGCAACAAATGACCCCAATGATATTACAGCCTTCCAGGGTGCAAATGCACAGCAAGCTGGATTTGGAATTGGCATGGGTCTGAGTTATGAAAAAGTTTAATTTTTAGATACTTAACTATGCTATAATAAATTGAGCCTATTAGGAGGATAAATTGGCAACTACAGTAAACGAAACCCAGGAAATCACGCTTATCGATGGAACAGTCATCGAAGTAAAGCCACTCAAGATTTCCCTTCTCCGTGAATTCATGAAGAAGTTTGAGGGTATTCAGAAGGTCGCAGAGGATAACGACAAGTCAATGAATCTGCTCATGGAGTGCGTACAAATCGCCATGAAGCAGTACAAGCCAGAACTCGCAGGAGATCTAGCAGCACTTGAAGATAACATTGACCTTCCTACAGTCTACAGAATTGTAGAGGTAGCATCAGGTTATAACCCAGGAGCTATCGCTAGTCTCGTAGGATAATCTTTAAAGAGGTGTAAATGAATGGCTGAAGCTCCAGTAAATATTCCAGTTAACATAGAGACTGGAGCTGCGATTGCAGAACTCAAAAAGCTGCAATCAGCCATTTCATCTTTTCATTCAGGTATGGCTGCTGCTGGCAAGGCGGCAAACAACGAGCTTGCCAACATGCAGCAGAACCTGATTAACAATATCAATTCTCTCGGTGGCGGTAATGCATTCGCTGCTAGAATTGCTAAGGTACGTTCAGAGACTGAGGCATTCACCAGATCTCTTGAACGCAACGATTTTACAATGCGTCAGTTGTTCCGCAACGCTGCAGGATCGACAAATGTGTTTGGACGTGCATTTAAGAGTGAATTTGACACAATTCAGAAGGTAGCAGAGTCACGAGTAAGAACTCTGCAGACACAGTACATCAACCTTGGTCGTGACGCTAGTGGTGCTATGCGAGCTATTGCAGTTCGTCCATTAGCACTCAATATGGATGATCTTGGTACAAGAACTCAGATTGCTGCTCAGAAGATGCAAATCTTCAATGAAAGCGTTAAACAGGGTGCAACGCAACTTCTAAACTGGGGTAAGAATACACAGTGGGCTGGTCGTCAGCTTATGGTTGGTTTTACAATTCCGTTGAGTATGATGGGGGCTGCTGCAGCTAAATCATTCATGGAACTTGAAAAGCAGACAATTGCATTCAAGCGTGTTTATGGAGACCTAAATACAACTACTGCACAAACAGAACAAGCTGCAAAAGCTGTACAAGATCTTGCAGTAAACTTTACTCAATATGGTGTTTCGCTAAGCGACACTATGGCACTTGCAGCTAAGGCTGCTGCTATGGGTAAAACTGGTGCAGACCTTATGGCACAAGTTTCAGAAACAACTCGTCTATCTGTTCTTGGTCAAGTAGATCAGCAACAAGCACTTGAAACAACTATCTCTCTTACTAACGCATTCGGTACTGCAGCAGACGAACTTGCAGGAAAGATTGACTTCCTTAACGCAGTCGAAAACCAAACTGTAACATCTATTGACGATCTCACAGTTGCTATTCCAAAGGCTGGTCCAGTCATTCAGCAACTTGGAGGTAATGTAGAAGACCTCACCTTCTTCCTGACAGCGATGCGTGAAGGTGGCATTAATGCATCTGAAGGTGCTAACGCACTTAAGTCAGGTCTTGCATCAATTATTAACCCAACACAAAAAGCAAAAGATATGCTTGCTGGATTCGGCATTGATTTGCAGGGTATTGTAGACAAGGACAAGGGTAATGTTAAGCAGATGGTTATCGATATTGCGTCTGCACTCGACAAACTTGACCCAACAAATAGAGCACAGGCGATTGAACAGCTATTTGGAAAGTTCCAATTCTCACGTATTTCTACTCTATTCCAAAACGTTATTGCAGAAGGTTCTCAGGCTCAAAAAGTTCTAGAGTTAACTAGTGCAACATCACAAGAACTTGCAATGCTATCAGAGCGAGAACTTAAAAAGGTTTCAGAGTCAACAACATACAAGTTTGAGCAAGCACTTGCTAAGTTTCAAACAGCACTGGCCCCTGTCGGAGAACAGTTCCTGAAGATTATCACACCACTGATTGATCTTGGAACTCAAATTCTTGAACAGTTTAATAGTTGGAGCGATGGTGCAAAGAATTTTGCCACAACTCTTGTAACAGTAATTTTTGGTGCAATGCCAGTGGTAGTTATGATGGTTGGTCTATTCGCTAACTTCGGATCATTCATTGTGAACCTGATTAGAAAGATTGTCGGATTCTTTGCCTTAGCCAAGAATGGCTTCAAGACTGTTGGTGGAACAATCAACTACATGACACAAGAAGAGCTACAGGCAGAAGCTATGGCTGGCTCACTTGACCAGGCACATGCAAAACTTACTCAAAGATTTGATATTCAGAATGAGCACATGCAAGCTCTAATGCTTACGTATGATCGATTTATTCAAAAGCAAAAAGATTTGATGGGTATGGTTAATGGCACAATGCCTAGCCAGGCAATTGCTGGTGGAAGAGTTGGAAACTTTAAAGATGCTCGTAAGACACCAACAACTTTCTCAGTATCTGGTGGAAATTTTGAACAAAAGAGATATTCTGGAATGGCCCTAATGGGTCCTGGAAATAATGCACAAGGTTTTGGTATTGACAAAGAATGGTTAAAGACAAGCCAGGAAGCAGTAGCATCTTGGAGAGGTGCAATCATTGCTGGAGTAAATACATCACAGACTGGGCAGAAATTTAATCAAGCTGCAACACCACTACTAGATGAACTTTTAACTACGTATAGAAGTGGAATAGATGGTGCCAAAAATGTTGCAGATATCGGTAAGTCAACATATCCTCAAATGAAACAGCAGCTTGCCGATGCCGTAAAGCAGGGAACAATAACCTTAAGAGAAGCTGCAAGAATAAACAATTCTTTAAGAATGCTTGTTGCACCAACAGCAAGGCAAATGACACAATATACATCTGCTCCAAGATATGAGGGCGGAATTGCTGAAGATGGATCATCATTCCTAAAACGTGCTGGGGCCACAGAAAGAGCTGGAAAGAGTGGCAAGACAGCAAACATTCGTGAAACAAATATTCAGAGAGCATCAATGGGTCTTCCACCACTTCTCACTGGAAGGGGTGGATTTCAGTATGCACACATGTCGGACAGTGTTTCTATGGGAACTATATACCAAGAACCAAGAATCAGAACACAAGAGGGAGAAATTGGAAAAGCATCTGCTGCAATAATTAAAAAAACTCTTGAGTCTGGCGGAACATTGAAGCAAGGACAAGTTATTGTTAATGCAGGAGACGCAATTATTAATGATGCAACTCCAGGAACGACTGCTCCAAATCTTAATACTCAGGCTGGAAAGTATAATCCTGCACCTGGCATCTCAGATGTTCCTTATGGTCCAATGACAAAGGGACAGGCACGTAAACAAAAAATTGTTGGAGGCCTTAAGTCGTTTGGATCTAAGTTTGGTAGTGGTGCAGCAGGAATGCTTGCGTATGGTGTTGGCTCAGTAGCCAGTATGATCCCTGGAGGAGAACAGGTTGCACAGCTTGCAAACATGGTTGGAACAATTGGAATGGTTGTTCAGGGTCTACAAATGATGGGTGTTACACTAACTGGTATTCAGGCTGGGTTTGCAACATTTGCTGCAGCTCTTGGTGGACTTGCAATACCACTTACATTGCTTGTTGGAATAATTGGAGTAGTTGCATATGCTACCTGGCAAGCAAATGAAAATATGAAGCAAGCTGGTATTGAGGCAAACAATGCAGCACTACAGTTTGGTGCAAGTGCAGATTCTATGCACAAACTTGCAGAAGAGCAGGGTAAGGTTCTAGCATCTGATGTCGTTGCCAATGAAAGAACAACAGCTATCTCTTCAATAACTGCAGGTGGACAGGTAGATACACAGGCTGGAAACACGTTCCTTACTACACAAACTGGGAAGGATCTAGCAGATCAAGTAAAAACACAAATAGATGCTGGTGCAGATCAATCCAAGATTGGAGAACTTATTGGGCAGAAGCTTTCTCTAGCTGTTATTAATGGACTCATGGACGCTGCTACTGCACGAGGTGCTGCTGCAGAACTTGGTCAAACATACGGTAGTGCAATTGGAATGTCGATTAATCAATCATTAACCGATATTCTTAATTCTAAAGATGGTGCCATTAGTGGACTTGTTCAAAACCAAGTAGCAAATGTTGGCGATTCTTTGGCAATTCTTAAAAATGATTCTACAAAAACAGTAGCAACACAGTCACAAACTGGTGGACAATCTGGAACAATGAATGTTTCAACATATACTGATGCTGAAAGAAGAGCTGCTGGCGGAGCTGCAATTGGTCAAATGGCAAATATTCGTAATGCTCAAAATGAGGGTCTTGCACAATTAGATCTTGAATGGCAGAAGAGAAAGGCAATTCTTACACAAGCTGGTGATATGAAAAAGCTCACGGAAGAGCAGAATAAGTATGAATCAGATAGGAATACCCTTCTCGATGCGAGCACAAGACAATACCAGCAGCAGTTACTAACTATTGGTGGTCTTACTGCAGATCAAAAGCAAAGTGCTCTATTTGCTGGTACAGATACTATTCTTAAAAATACTAAGGGTACTGCACAAGAAGGTGCTGCACAAACATCTGTAGACTCAATCCTTGGAATGACAAATCAGACTGTGGCAATTACTGCAACTGCTGCTCTACAGAGTGGATCGCTTGGTTACGAAACATTTAATAGCCTTATTAATGTCATGGGCAAGGATTCACCAACTATTAGCAAGATTCTAGCACTTGATGCAAAGCAGGGGCCAGGAACAACAGATATGATTGCTCAGCTTTCTCCAATCATTGGTACAACTGGTACAGATGAAATTACCAAATACCTTACAATTGCTTCACATGTTGAGGGACAGGATGCTATGGACTCTGTGATGGAAGTGCTAGACGACCCAGCACTTAATGGAGATGAAAAGCAAGCAGTAATTAAATACATGTCTGAAAATGCAGATCAGGTATTTGGATTTATTAGTGATTGGGAATCTAAACCACCAAAGGATGAAAAAGAAGCACTTCAATTATTTGCACAAAACGGATACGCACAAGTAGCATTTGACTACAATGCCTGGGCCGCACTTGATGATGAACAAAAGAAAGTCTTTACAACAATTTTCCAAGAAGTGATGCAGCAAATTAGGCAACAGGTTGGTGAAGGACATATGACTGCAGATGCTGCAGATCGTCAAATTAGAGCTGCTGCAAATACTGCAACACAACAAGCAGCAAGATATAGTTCTACTAGCAAGACATTGCCTGGTCCATCTGGAGCACAGGATCGTCAGGGTGGTGGCACTGGTGGAGGAAGCGGTGGCGGAGGAAGCAACTCGTCTCAAGATTCTGGAACACAGGAAGATCCACAACTTGCAAAGCTTAACAAGCAAAAAGATTATGCTGATAAGCAAATGGCTGTTGTTAACCTAAAAGAAAAGGCAATTAATAAAACATACGAAGATCGTAAAAAAGCATTGCAAGAAATATTTGATATTCAAAAGCAAATTGCTGAACAGCAGCAAAAGCAGTTGACACTTGCTGACGCACTTTCAAAGGGTGACATTGCGGCTGCTGCAAGAGCTACACAAGATTATAGAATGTCTGCTGCTGCAAGAGCACAAGATATGCAAATGAAATCACTTGATAAGAGTCAGCAAAATGCTATTGACAATATCATGGTTAATGGTAAAACAAAGAAACAACTTGAGGATGAACTTACAGCACTTGAAATGAAGATTGCTCTTAGAGAGCTTGAACTTGCCAAGAAAGATCAAACAACAAAGGCTTACGGTGGAATGATTCGTGGATATTCTGCTGGAGGATTTGTTGCAAGATTCAAGTCGATGGGAACAGATACAATCCCTGCCATGCTTACACCAGGAGAATTTGTAGTTAAAAAGCCAGCGGTAGACAAGATTGGTATTAATAGATTAAACAACATCAACTCTGGAAACACTGGGTCCGAATCAGTGTATAATTATGGTATAACCATTAACGCTGGATATGGAACTGATGCAGATGAAATTGCTAGAGTAGTTATGCAACAGATTAAGCGTAGTGAGTCTTATGCAATTAAGGGGAACAAGATTAAATGAGTATAACAAATGAACTCTACCTGAATAATAGACAGGCATATAAGAGACCCCAAGCAATGCTATGGTCTGAGACACCTGGCACAACATATAATTCACTATACTTTCCAATCCCTGCTGGTTACGAGTTTGGCTCAGATGTCCCCACTGGCGAATCTGCAAGCTTTTTGATCCTTTCAGACCACAATAGATCACCGCTTGACCTAAGTACGAATCGTATTGAAAAGCGTTCACGTATGGTAAATGCAAGAATGAGGTCTTACCATGTTGCAGACAAAAAGACTTTGACAGTATCTTGGCAAATGCTTCCTTCACGTTCACACAAAGAGGAGCCATCATTTGTTGCAGATGTTCCAATGATTATTACAGGAATCAGCGTTGATAATACAAACCCACCAGTTAGCGTCATTACTGTAACAACTGAGGACGATCACAACTATGTCGCAGGAGACATCATTTCTATCGTTGGTGTAAATCCATCACAGTTTAATTTTTCCAATGTAGAGGTAAGATCGGATATAACAAGCAATACTTTCAGCTTCGAATCAACACTAGTTACAGCAGTATATGTGGACGGTGGAGAATCGACAAGATCATCTGTTGGAACTACTGCCTTGCGTAGAACAAAAGACGAGTATACAGTTGATGGTGGAGCAGGTGGGGTAGAGATGCTGGACTGGTACGAGAATCACACAGGGTCATTCTATGTTTTCCTAGCATACGATAAATACAACAACCTTGCAAACGATGACAGGGACGGCCTTGATGGATATAATGAAGTTCTAGAAATGTTTATAACAGATTTCAACTATACAGTGGTACAGCGAGGCACTGACCCCAAGCATGACTTCTGGAACATATCTGTTACACTAGAAGAGGCATAATGTTTGTAAATGATAATCTTAAATCCTATCTTGAAAACTCCCCAGTAGTTGAGGCGAGTCCATTAATCGTTGCTGAAATTAATATGAATTCGGCAGATAGAATTGCAAAGATTGGAAACTATCGCTATAGACCAAATGATATAGGCTCAGATTATCACTCAATTGCTACAACTTACGATAGCACAGACGCTGACAATAACTACACTGGTGCAACAGATTCAGATGCACTGATCGACGGCGGTACTGATGAAAATGATAACCCAATTGCCTATTCAAGCATTCAGACTAATAAGCAACTATATTACTCACTAGAAGATTGCTTTGGAAAGTTTAGACCACGCTCTGGTATTAACAAGGCTATGTGGTTTGGTGGACAGCCTGGCAAGTATGTTGGTTATGACAACTCAAGCATGATGCGACGACCTCGTTATTATATGGCAAGCAAAGACGATAAGTTTAAATACTGGACATCAATGCGAACTGAAAATGGAATTGAGTATGGAGTTTCTGCCTTAGACAAGAGCATTACAGATACTGCACCTTTTGTTGTATATAATGAAAAAATTCCAACTAACAGAATCATTCTCAAAATGCAAACAAATGTTGGCGATGTAGATCTTGGACCTTTTACACGCTCAAATTTGTCAGGAACATTTGAAGACCCATTTTATGATGCGACAGATGAACTTGTAAATAGAACGGTCCCCACTATCTGGAGGGTTGAGTACTTAGACGCTACTAATACATGGAATACCCTGTTAGACTTTGGGTCTGAAATCTTTGATGTACCAAGAGATGGATATGTTGAGATAGGATATTCAGGTGGTAACTGGACCATCGGTGAAGAGAGCATTACTGATTCAACAGCCTTTATGAAGGATTTCATTTCTCCAGTAGAAATTGATACAGACAAATACGAAGAGTTTCAGTATATCTATGGGCTAAGAGTTGTTGTAGATGAAATGAGTAAGTCAGACGCAGCATTTGACCTGATTGAACTTTCTCCAAGACTTGCCATCGACCTGACAGAGATTACAACAGATTTTAGAATTAGCAAGATAGCATCAGATCTTGGCGTTAGCGGTATGCCTGTAGGACAACTCCTAGCCTCTACAGGCTCTATTACAATCGCTGACTATGAAGATGCGTTCAATGCACTAAATGCAGACAGCGTAATTGCAAACTTCATTGGAAAGAACATTCAGATAAAGTTCTATGAAATAATTACAGATGCTACCACAAACTATTATGTACCAGTAAAAACTTTATACGCACAATCATTCCCAACATTTAATGTTAATGAAAGAACTGCAAGTATCGATTTAAGAGATATGTACACATACTTTGAATCAGTTACAGCCCCACAAATTTTATTAAAGAATGTATCATTTAGCTATGCCATAGCAATGCTGTTAGACTCAGTTGGATTTACTAATTACATTTATTATAGGGTAGATGGTGAAGACGATCCGATCATCCCATTCTTCTTTATTTCTCCAGAAAAAACGGTAGCTGAAGTTTTGGCAGACCTAGCCATCTCAACACAAACAGCCATGTTCTTTGATGAATACAACAATCTTGTTCTCATGAGCAAGAACTATATTATGCCAGCACTTGGAGAAAGATCTACAAATGTAGACCTAGTTCTTTATGGAACAAAAGATTTTGAAAAGCGTAATGAGCTTGCTGGATATCACGATGGAACAACTCCACTAGCAAATATTATCGATATTGCTGCTAAGGACAATACAGTTTTTAATGGCGGAACCATTACATACTCGGCAAGGTACATTCAGAAGAGCTACCAAAATATAAAACAGGCCAGCCTTGTTGATAGAGATAAGACCTGGATTTACAAGCCAGTTCTTCTGTGGGAGGTAGCAGGAGAAGAAACAACAAAATCAGTCAACGAAGATGATGCAAAACAAAGTTCATTCACTCTCTCTGCAATTCCACTCAACTCAGATTTGTCAAAGGATGTTCCTTATGTGGATGCCAATGGAGATGTAAAGAACAACATTCTTGATCTTGGAGATGGCGTTTACTGGATGGGTAGATATAATGGCTACTTCTACTCTGGCTCGGAAATAATTCGTTTCGATGCCGTTGAATATAACATTAGTCAGGAAAAGGTTGTAGCTGCAGATGTACAGGCTATTTCTGTAAATGGCACATCAAATCTAATTATTGAAGATGACACAGTAACTTCAAGCTTATTGGAAGGACAAAAGATTGTACAAACAGGTGCATATTCAAGATCTTTGTCTGGTAAAAAAATATCTGCAACTTTATCTGGGACAGACACATTAACACTTTCTTCTGCAGACAATGCCCAAGATCTTTTTATCGGTCAGAATCTTACAAAGATTTCAGACCCAGACCTAACATTCAAGAACATTAAATTTGCCTACCCAAACTATGTGATTCTTGACAAGGACGATGATAAGGCAATAACAGAAAACCTTTATTTAGACTGCAGCGTTTCAGCAGGAGACACAGTTCCATATCGTACTACACGAGAATATATATTTAAACTTACAAAAAATCACAATGACATAGTTGTAACCTCTGCCGAAAAAAATGCCTACAACGTTGCACTTCCAGATTTAACGCCAAAACAACTTGGTGAAATGATGCAAGAAGAACTTGATAGCGTAAACAGTGGAGAACTTAGAAAAATTGAGCCAGCAACTAGCGATAACGCAGAGGCAAAACTATACCTAGACGCATTGCCACAATCTCCAAAAGTAAAGACTGTTTATTATGATGCAAGAAAATCTACTCTAACAATAAGCTTAAAAGATAAAGCTAGAAAGACAGCAACAGTAAAAGTTAGAATTGTATCTATTCCAATTCAGTTGCCAAGTGGAGCAAGAATTGCATCATTTATGGGATCTGGAAAAGTAAAGTTAGATGGAAAAGAGTACCAGGGAAACAAGGTATTTACGATTGATAAAACATTCTCAAAAACTGGAACTAATGTGTTTGAAAAGACTCTAGTTGTTGGGCCAACTCAGGGGGTATTTGGATCAGGCCCAACCATTATTGAAAAGCTTTCTGACACATCCTATAAGTTAGACGTAAACCATGCATCAACAGGCTATGTTGTATTTAACGGAACAGATCTTCAAGAGGGTGAACTCAATGACAACATCGCATCGACACCACTAAGAATCCAGTCTATTGACAAAACGAGTTCAAAGAAGATGACAATGAGTCTGCCACCAACCATAAGTGGTGGAGTTGTTTTTGATGTAAAGATTCCTTCTGGAAATGTTTGGATTAGTTCTGTAGAAGAGTACCAAAGCTATTTTTCTAAGATTCCATTCGGCGGAAAGCTTTACCCAACAGGTCGTGTACGCATTTACTCAGAACCGTTCATTGACGAAAACGGTCACAGAGTTCCTGGTGCTGTATCAAAGCATGGTCGTGGTCAATTTGGTACAACTATTCAAAGTCATACAGCAGGTCTGGCTAAGCACTGGTCAGACGATAATAACGTTGCTGGATGCTTTATGGAATCAAGAGAGCTATTTTCTCAGGTGGAACAGACAAGCTTTGTAATAGATACCATTGTTCAGTCTGACGGCTACTCTTCAAATGGTGTAAATATCTATGTTGGAAATGTAGAAAATATTGTTAAGGGACAGCTTGTAACAGAAGACGATCCTGGTCCAACAGCAAAGCTTCAGGCAGACACCAAGGTTGTATCTGTTCCAAGTGATGCAAACGGAACTCCTACTGGATATATGGTTGTTGATAAAGCACCGACTACAAGATTGCAGGGTGACGATCTTGTTGTTTCTTCAACAAAGCCAATGAGACAAATTGGAACAACTAACATAGTTCATGACGACATTGAAGAAACTCTAAAAAGAGTTAGTGTTTCTGCCTACCCATCTGCAAAATCTTATGCACAGAAAACAACCAGAAATGGAATTATGAGAAACTTCTTGTCAAGCTCATACTTTTCAGATACTGGAGCAAACAAGCTTTATTCAACACAGACTGGAACAATCCAATCATCTGCACTAATCATGAATGGTAGAGACTTCCCAGATTCTTCAGTAATTAAACCACTAGACTTTCTTTCGATGGTTACAAAAGATCTTTCCACAGAAATTGGCGGTATGTCAACTCACGTTGGAACAAGAGTTAGAATTGTTGGTAGAGTAGGAAACGATACTGATTCGCAAAGACCTGCTGGAGCAACTACATACTTTGCTGCATCAACAGCTAATGCTGATACACCAACCATTGTTGAAGGAGGTTCAGCTGGACTTGGAATCATGATTAATGATAACGGAAACCTAACAGGAATTACCAGTGGGTACTTCTATGAAATCATCGCACTTGATACAAACAATGTTAGTAAGTTTTCTAATGATGAAAACCTGGCTAATGTTGTCTTCTATAAGGTTGAATCTCCAGAAATTTATAGAGTAGTAAAGTCTGTAAAGGTAACAAAGGCTGGGAAAAAGTATAAGGCTATATACACACTTGATGATACTGGAAACTCCGTTGGCGGAAAAATGAAACTGAGAAAGAAAATGGGAGTAATCATTTCTGAAAACGGAACATCGTCTGTTCCAGCAACACTTAGATTTGCCAAGGAAGACTTAAAGACAATTAAGAGTATTGGAAATACATCTAAGAATGTTACAACAATATCTATTAATCTTGGAACATCTCTACCATCTGGCGTAACACTAAACACAACTTATACATTTGCTAATGGTAAGGTAGAAATTCCTGGAAAGCGTAAGGCTATCCCAAGACCAATGTGGAGTGGCTTCGCACCAATCCTTGTTGACGACGGACTCTTTACAGGACAATATAGAATTAGTGGTCAAGAAAATCAAACCGTCTATGATCTTGCGGTTGAATACCAAGAAAATTACGAGGGTGGAACAAAGTTCTTGCTATACCTAAACAATAAAGTTATTGGTTCAGTTGTAGACCCAGAGCCATTGCCAAAGAAGAATAAGGTTGCCATGTTTGTACGTGGATCAACAAGGGCAATGTTTGAAAAGATTTATGCAATTCAGCCAAACAGTGAAGGTGACACAATTAATCCTGCAGACACCCCATTGTCTGGATTTACAAATTTTGAAAAGCAAATGGATTCCGCATTTAGTAGCTACAAGAATCCAGAGCAGGTCTCTAGGTCGTACCTTGAAGCGGTCAGCCCGATAAAGTCTCCAAAGAACAACATGTATCTAGATGAATTTGGATCAATCATGCGTGAGGCACACTACTTTAATGTTAAGTATGATAAGGCTTACCCAGCATTCTATGCAACCCTTGCACCAACCTTTAATAAGCTTCAGGGGTATGCTATTGCTGGATTTACAGCAGGTGCTTATGGGGCAGAATTCTTAATCTTCAACACAACGGATACAGTCGTCACCCTTGACTCTGAAACAGGAAACTACCTAAGAATTCTTGGGGTAACATTCACGCAGCAATCCGATCATCAGCTAACCGTAGATGAATTCTTTAAGCAGAATAGTGATTTCTCACAGACAGAATTGGCTGGTAGTGACTTAGTGTTGGCTAAGCAGCAATATCAAGATCTCAAGAGCAGCAGAATTACTTATGGTCTAAACGAGTTTAATATTAATGCACCATACATTCAAAGCCAGGATGCCGCAAACGCACTCATGAAGTGGATGACATCTAAGATTATGAAGCCAAGAAAATCTGTTGGTCTAAATATATTCCCCAATCCAACAATTCAACTTGGAGATATCGTTACAATTGATTACTCAGTTGATGGTTCAGATCAAATTGTAGACAGTGCCTCAAGATTTGTTGTTTACAATATTGATTATTCAAGAAGTGCTGATGGTCCAGGAATGACGATATACTTAAGTGAGGTCAAGTAATGAGTAATGGAAATAATTCTAACCAGGGGGCAAGCACAACAAGTGGTGTAACAACACCTGTAACACCTACCAGTCCATTCTTACCCAAGCCACTATACAAGTATGCAGAAAGTGGCATTAGAGTTGCAAGACCAGATATCATTGTTCCAAATGAAGAGCTTTCCGTTGAGGTAATGACGGATCTGATCTTTGAAGAGATTGGTGGTCAAGAACTTCTAGAAACATCAAGAGCGGATCTGATTAATAGTTCTGCTAAAAATGTCTACTCTCCAATAACTAATCAGAAACAGGTTAACTCACAATTCACTCCAACAAACATTCTTTCATCTCAGGGTGTCATGGCAAAAGCATCACTTGACCTTGAGCAATATATTCCAAAACTAACAAACTTTATAGAGACAAATGAGAGCGGATTTACAGTATCTTCAGAAGGAAAGCTTGAAATAAAGACAATTAATCTTGAGAACGGAGATATTGTAGAGGTACAGGTATGGGGATACAGTGCCAATGATGCTACAATATATTAGGGAGTAAAATGATTACAAATACTGGAAAGTCCATTCTTGGCAAATACCTAATCGGTCAGGCACCAGCCTATGCCTCATATATTGCTGTTGGTTGTGGTGCAAAGCCATTAGCGTCAACAGATGCATTTGCAGATTATTCGTCAAAGGAAACCCTTGACTTTGAAATGTTTAGAGTTCCAATTACTTCAAGCGGCTATATCTCGGACGGTAGCACAACAAAGATTGCATTTACTGCAGAACTGCCAACAACTGAGAGATATGACATAACAGAGATTGCTCTTTATCCAAGTAGCACAAACCCAATTGCTCAGGGATCAGACAGTAGAATGCTCTACACTTTTACCGAAGTTGAAAACTGGGAATATCATAATGCAACTGGAACAACAATTGTAACTGCTCCAGGAACTACCATTTCCACAAATAGTGTTATTGACCCTGTTGCCCTACCTAAATCATTTATTCTATCATCAAATGATCTTTTGTTTGCAAACGAAGATAGATTAGATACTTATGAGAAACCAAGATTCCTAGAAAATACAATCCTTCTAAACGGAAGCACATCGTCTATTGTCCCAAATAGTGTGACTGGAGAATTTGAGGTTCAGGAAGACGATACTGATGGTCACATTCACGCAACTGGTCAGAACGTAAATTTCGACAAGAATACAGCAAATGATGAACTAAAACTTTCTTTCTCTATTATTCCAACAGAATCAACAAACGTTCTTCCAGATAATGTTTATATAGTAATTCAATTTACTTCGTCAGAGTCAACGTCTGTTGCTTCAGAATATGCAAAGATGCAGATCATGGTCACATCCGAAGATTTTGCAGACGGAAACTATTTTGTAAAAACAGTAAAGCTTGGTGGGGGGAAAACCACGGTAGATGGAAATGACTATTATATCGATTCACTATACAAGACATCACAGTTTAGCTGGGCTCAGGTAAGCACTGTAAAGGTGTACGCATGTGCAATTCGTGACGACGCAAATAGTGCCACCTCACCAGATGTTATTGACGAATTCTACATCGCACTTGATGGACTAAGATTTGAAAACAAGACATCGCTCATTGCAAATCCACTCTATGGTCTTGTCGCATATTCTCCAGTTAAAAATGATATTGTTGGTGTTACTCCTGCAACTGGTGGACCAATTGAAAAGAGCATTAATAGCAACAACATGATTGAGTTTAGATTTGGATTTGACGTTGGTGGTGCATAGTGGCACAAGAAATAATCAAAAAGGCTATCGTTCTTAGAGAAGATCTCCCACCAGTTGGTCCAGAAAATAGCTATCTTGTAAGGTATCGTGTTGTGTCTGAAAAAGGTAATGCTGTGTCCGACTGGTCAATTCCTGTAGAAGTACAAGACCTACCTCTATCTTTGGTAGACGGAGACATCGATGTTTCTTCTGCAAAAACTGCAATCTCACTTACTTGGGGAGATGCAAATTTAAGACCATCCTATGATGTATATGTTAGGTTTGGAACTAACTCAGCAGTTGAGGGTGTTGATAGTGCAGAGTGGAAGTCTTGGTTCTATCACGGTACATCTCCAATCCATACCTACAAGTTCCTAATTCCTTCATCTGGAGATACTGTTCCAGGTAGTGGTGCAAAAAGGGTAGAGGTTCAAATCCAAGTAGCATCATCTGTAAAAGAACTACCAGAAACAATTATCAACGATACACTAAAAATATACCGTGGATACTCCACCATCTGATATAATTAGGATATGGCAAAACTACCAATTCCACAAAGAGGTCAGCCTATCGACCTTTCGCTGATGTACGATATCATCAATTCAATTAACGAGCTTTATTCCACAGTAAGTCAGCGTGGATCAACATACGCAAAGCTTGCAACCTCAATGTCTGGTGTTTCTCCAGTAGATCTAAAGGTCAACAACATTAAGCTAGTTACTGGCTACACTGAAATTAGCAATCAGACAATTGCATCAAACGCAACCCTGACATTCTCGGCACCATTTGAAACAGCAGCAGACTTCAAGACTCCACCAATTATAAGTGCGACTCTTCAGGCCAATAGCTCGTCTGCAGCATCTGCAAAGAATGCCACAGTAATTATTACAAACGTTACAACTTCTCGTGTTGAAGGACAGATCAACTTTGGAACTCTGTCACAATCAACCCAGTTCTCTGGTGCTGTACACATCATTGCTATCGGTCAACCAATGTAGGGCTGAGAATGAAGTCTACACGAACAATGCAGGAGTACAATGCTGCTCCTATTGTGAAAGCAAATCAAAAAGTCTGGTTCCTTAACGGAGATCTTGTCAGGGTACATCACTTAAATAGATCTAACGGAATCATGTCTGTTTATAACATCATTAAAGATCAAATTGAAAGCTGCTTAATTGCTGACTTTAAAAAGAAACGTGAAAGAGCATACACTGTTGGACAAACGGCAGATCTTGTAAACAGGAATAAAAAGTATATGCCAGACCTTATGAAAAGAGGAGTAATTCCACATCCTCTTGGTAGCAGCAAGGGTGGGGTAACAGGATTTCAGATCCGTAGTTATTACTCAGAATCCCAAGTTAGAGACATTCGTGACATACTTGCTACCTATCACATGGGTCGCCCACGTAAAGATGGCCTGATTACAAATGACATCACTCCCTCACGACAAGAGTTGACAAGACGTATGGGAGATGGTATACTGACTTATACGATGACTGAAGACGGACGGTTCGTTCCCATTTGGTCGGAATCAATATAATCCATAAGGAGAGACAATGGAAAACGAAAGCACTAAAATCAACGTTACGCTTGGTTATACACTTAACCTTGGTAACTTTCAGTCATTGCGTGTAGATTTGGGTATTGAAGACTCACGCCGTGACGGAGAAAACATCAACGATGCCTTTGAGCGTGTATACAGCTTTGTAGAAGAAAAGCTTGCAGAAAAGGTTCGTGAAGCAGCCTCTGAAATCGAAGGCAAGTAATGGCTGAACGCAAAGACCGTATGGCTTTGCTCAGTAGATACAACAAGTTGCACCTGCAACACTATGAAGCAAAGTCGTTGCTAAATCTAAACGTTGAGCAATGGGCTGCAGACGGACTAGTAGAGTCTTATGGTCTGCCATATTGCTACGACTTACTTGAGTATTTCTTCTCAGTAAGTCAGTCCCCATCCTGGAAGTATTTTGCCAACAACGCAGACAAGATCATTGATGCACGAGACATGGCAAACCAAGACATTATCGATAGAGAACAACGCCGTAAAATGGCAAAGGAGTGGTTAAGTGAATGACACGGAATCGAAGCTTATATCTGCAGTCCTTGAGGACAAGCAGGTACATGTACTGTTGCAAGCCAACGTCGATACAATTCTTCGTACCCATAATGATGTATGGAATTTTATTAGGACTTACTTTGAGCATAACAGCACTGTCCCACCTGTAAGCCTCGTAGTTGAGAAGTTTCGTGACTTTGAGCCTGTCCAGGGTATTGGTGCAACAAAGTATCACCTAGAAGAACTACAGGCAGAATACATGAATGATAGCCTCAAGGATATCCTTCGTAACGCTGCTGCAGAGGTTCAGAGTGGTCAGAGTGTACAGGCACTTGAGGAACTAATCACAAAGACTTCAGAGCTTAAGAAGAATACATCTGCAATTCGTGATATCGATGTAACAGATATTGATTCAGCAGTTGCATTCTATGAGCAGGTCCAGAAACAAAATGAACTTGGATCAATCGGAATCAAGACTGGACTTCCAGGGTTTGACAACTACCTTCCTTCTGGAATTATGCCAGGACAGCTTGGAGTATTTCTTGCATATCCAGGTATCGGAAAGTCATGGCTCTCCCTATACTTTGCGGTACAGGCATGGAAGCAGGGCAAGTCTCCTATGGTAATCAGCCTTGAAATGAGTGAGACTGAAGTTCGTAACCGTGTGTTTACAATCATGGGAGATGGTCTTTGGTCACATCGAAAGCTTTCTGCTGGTCAGGTAGAACTTGATATGCTGAAGTCGTGGCACGAAAAGAATCTCAAGGGTAAGCCAGAGTTTCATATCATTTCTAATGATTCTGGCGGAGAAGTAACTCCTTCAGTTTTGCGAGGGAAGATTGACCAGTACAAGCCAGACTTCATTATCGTAGACTATCTACAGCTCATGGCTCCTAATCAAAAGTCAGACAATGAGACTGTTCGTATGAAGAACCTCTCACGTGAGCTAAAGCTTATGGCTATTTCTGAAGAAGTTCCAATCATTGCTATCTCGTCAGCAACACCAGACGATGTTAACAAGCTTGACACTGTTCCTACACTTGGTCAAACAGCGTGGTCACGTCAGATCGCATACGATGCTGACTGGGTTATGGCTCTTGGTCGTGGTACAAACTCAGATGTCATTGAGTGTGTCTTCCGTAAGAACCGTAACGGATTCATGGGGGAGTTCATGGTACAGGCAGATTTCGATAAGGGATACTATAAGTACAAGGACTTTGAAGATAACTAGTTATAATGGAGTATGCAAAATCTTCATCACAGGTCTATCAAGAAGTTCGGTCTTGACGGTGTTATCCACGAGGATATCGCTGTTGGTAGATTAAAAGATGAATACATTAGATTACTTACTCTGGAAATGCAACTTTCGGGGTATGCCAAGAGACTGGATATTGACCCAGACTTCACAATCAGCTATAATGAACATAACGACACATATAGTTTCATATTAACAATGTACGGTGTATATGTAGGAAAGAATAAATCACAATGGATATCAGGAATAGACGGAACAACAATAATATTTACACAAAAGAGCAAATCCAAAGAGTTCTCACAGGAGCAGGGGTAACTATTGAATCAGAGGTAGACTCTGACTTTATTATCTTCTGCCCATATCACGGTAATCATAGAACACCTGCTGGTGAAATTGATAAGAACAACGGTACGTTCTTTTGCTTTTCCTGCCACAAGATTGCTAACCTAACTGAATTTGTTATGTACATGACAAACCGTACATTCTTTGAGGCAGCACGGTATATCAAGTCGAAGGAGACTGGATCTAACATTGAGGCAGACGTTAGTCGTCAACTTATTGAGAAGCCAGATTACGTCCCATTTGACGAGCTGTTAATTCAACGCCTCAACTCACAGGCTCTTGAAGCACCTCGTGCTATGCGTTACTACGAGGGTCGTCAGATTAATGAAGATTCCGTAAACAAGTTTAAACTTGGCTTTTCTGAAAAGCAGGATATGGTAACCATTCCAGTCCACTCTCCAGATGGTATGCCAGTAGGATTTGTTGGTCGCTCAATTGAGGGTAAGGAGTTTAAGAATACTCCAGGACTACCCAAAGCAAAACTTCTGTTTAACCTGCATAGGGTCAAAACAGCAGACAGGGTATATGTAGTCGAATCATCTTTCGATGCCATACGCCTTGATCAAGTTGGAATGCCAGCCGTTGCCACACTAGGGGCAAATGTTTCCAACATTCAAATAGACCTGCTAAAGAAGTATTTCAATAACATATACGTTATTGCAGATAACGATGAAGCAGGGGGAAATATGAAAGACAAGATCGTAGAGAAGCTTGGATCTCGTGTGACTGTCGTACAACTAGATAAACAATACAAGGATATCGGAGACATGTTGGATGAAGATATAAAAAATCTTGACACATCATTTGACAAAACCATCATGTCTATGCTAAACTGATAACCTCAACAATTAAGGAGAAAACTATGAGTGCAATTAAGGGACTTAAAAATCTAAACGCCCTACTCGAAAAACCAAAATATGAAGGCACAAAGGTTCGTTGGCTAAAGCTTGCTGACGGACAGGCTGCAACAATCCGTTTCATGGGAGAGCTTGATGCAGATTCGCCATACTATGACGAGTCTCGTGGAGAATCTGTTGCTTTCCGAGAGCACACAAATCCAAAGGATTACAAGCGTAAGGCTGCTTGCACTATGGATTCAGAAGGTCGTTGCTACGGCTGTGAAATGGACCGCAAGGAACCAAAAACAGGATGGAGATTCCGTGACCGCTTCTACTGCAACGTAATCGTTGACGACGGTCTTGAGGCTCCATACGTAGCAGTTTGGTCACAAGGAACTTCCAAGCAATCTGCATTTCCGCTATTGCTGGAATACTTCCACGACACTAACGGTATCACAAACCTTGAGTGGAAGATCAAGCGTAATGGACAGGGAACTGAAACCAGCTACACTCTTCTTCCCAAGGGTCCAGACACTGAGCCATTCAAGTGGGATGGATTTGAGGGATTTGACCTCAACTCAGTTCTTCGTGAGATTCCTTACGCTGAGCAGGAAGCATTCTACTTCGGTTTTGATGCTCCCTCAACTACCTCTGCAACTAACGCAGACTGGTAAAGACCATAGTGCTGGGCATCACGTTAAACTGCCCACTTTAAACTTTTCATCGCTAACGTAAGGATATTAATGAGTTACGCTGGGCTTCACGTACACACCCACTACTCGCTATTTGACGGAATTGCCACACCACAAGAATATGTGGATCGTGCCGTAGAGCTGGGAATGCCAGCAGTAGCAATCACTGACCACGGTAGTCTCTCAGGACACCGTGAATTCTATCGCTCTGCTAAGGAAGCAGGGATTATCCCCATTCTGGGAATCGAAGGGTACATTACTAAAGACCGCTTTGACCATGAAGATAAGAAGGATAAGAACGATCCCCTAGACCTTAACTATAATCACCTTATTATTCTTGCTAAGAATGCTGAGGGTCTAGAGAACCTTAACAAGCTTAATGAACTTGCTTGGACAGATGGGTTTTTCAAGAAGCCTCGTATGGACTGGGAAATCCTTGAGAAGTACAAGGACGGTCTCATTATTACCTCTGGCTGTTTGTCTGGCTACCTTGCCAAAGCAATTGAAGCAGACAATCTTGCTGCTGCAAAGATGCACTTGCAGTGGGCTAAGGATGTATTCGGTGACGACTACTACATTGAGGTAATGCCACACAATCCTGCAGAGGTTAATAAGATTATTCTTGAACTTGCAGACGAGTTCGGTATCAAGCCAATCACCACTCCTGACTGCCACCACGCAGACAAGAGCCAGAAGGAAATTCAGGAACTCAAGCTTATCCTCAACTCGTATGCAAACAAGACTGAAAAGGATGTTACCTACGAGAAGTCCAAGAAGTATGACAACCTCATGGATCGTCTGGACTACCTTTATGGTGCAGACCGTCAAATGTCGTTTAATAAATTTGATATTCATTTGCTCTCTGACCAAGAGATGCGTGATGCTATGGGTGCTCAGGGCATTGACCGTGAAGACATCTATTCCAACACCCTTGAGATTGTTGGCAAGATTGAGGACTACGGCATTGAGGACCACCGTGATCTTCTCCCTGTCCAGTATCAAGACCCTAACGGAGAGCTGCTCAGCCTCGCTATGGAGGGCTTAAAGGCTAAGGGGCTAGACCAGAACCAAGAGTATCTTGATCGTCTTAACGAAGAACTGAAGATTATTGGAGACAAGAACTTTGGTCCATACTTCCTCGTTGTACGCTCCATGATTTCATGGGCTAAGAAAGAGGGCATCCGTGTGGGTCCAGGTCGTGGTTCTGCTGCAGGTTCACTGCTTTGTTATGCACTAGAAATTACAGACATTGACCCAATCGTACATGGTCTTCTGTTTTTCCGATTCATTAATCCAGAGCGTAATGACTTCCCAGATATTGATACAGACATTCAGGATTCACGACGTGAAGAGGTCAAGGATTACCTTGTACGTCAGTACCGTCACGTTGCATCTATTGCTACATTCTTGCAGTTCAAGGATAAGGGTGTTGTGCGAGACATTGCTCGTGTACTCAACATCCCACTTCCTGACGTTAACAAGGTTATGAAGCTTGTAGACACTTGGGACGAGTACTGCTCCTCACCATCGACTGCAGAGTTCCGTGAGAAGTATCCAGAGATTGAGAAGTATGGAGAGCAACTCCGTGGTCGCATTCGTGGTACTGGTATCCACGCTGCAGGTGTTGTTACATCCAAGGAGCCTATCTTCAAGTTTGCACCACTAGAGACTCGTACATCTCCAGGAAACAAAGAACGTATCCCAGTTGTGGCGGTAGACATGGAAGAAGCAGAGCGTATTGGTCTAATTAAGATCGATGCTCTGGGTCTTAAGACACTCTCTGTTATTCAAGACACTTTGGATATTATCAAAGAACGTTCTGGTAAATCACTAGACCTCAAGACGATTGACATGGAGGATGCAAATGTATATCGTATGCTTTCAGACGGATACACCAAGGGTGTCTTCCAGTGTGAAGCCACACCATATACTAACCTGCTTGTAAAGATGGGTGTCAAGAACTTCTCAGAACTTGCTGCATCTAACGCTCTTGTTCGTCCTGGTGCTATGAACACCATTGGTAAAGATTACATTGCTCGTAAGCATGGTAAGCAGAACATTGCATATCACCACCAAGTTATGAAGTCATTCACACAGGACACCTATGGATGTATTCTGTACCAGGAGCAGGTCATGCTTGCCTGTGTGGAGCTTGGCGGTATGTCAATGGCTACTGCTGACAAGGTTCGTAAGATCATTGGTAAGAAGAAAGATGCTAAAGAGTTCAAGCAGTTCCAAGATCAGTTCGTAAAGGGTGCATCACGTTTCGTATCGCCCAACATCGCTGAGGAGTTATGGCACGACTTTGAGGCACACGCTGGCTACTCATTTAACAAGAGTCACGCTGTAGCCTACTCTACGCTCTCTTACCAGACTGCATGGCTAAAGACATACTACCCAATTGAGTTTATGTTTGCACTTCTCAAGAACGAGAAGGATAAGGATGCTCGCACAGAATACCTTATTGAAGCCAAGCGTATGGGAATTCCAATCAAGTTGCCACACATCAACGACAGCGATGCAGACTTCAAGATTGAGGGCAAGGGTATCCGATTCGGACTGACAGCAATCAAGTTTATTTCCGATAACATTGCTGAAAAGTATATTGCTGCTCGTCCATTTAATTCTTACAAAGAACTTGAAGAGTTCACGTTTGGCAAAGGTAACGGAGTTAACTCTCGTGCATTGTCAGCACTACGTTTAATCGGTGCTGCAACCTTCCCAGACAATCCTCGTAATGATGAAGAGGTACGTGAAAACCTCTACGAGTACTTAAACCTACCAGAGTTCAATGCTTCTATTCCACAACACTACTACGCATTTATCAGCGATGCAGAGGAGTACGAAGAAAAGGGTGCATTCATTCTGATGGGAATGGTTAAGGGCATCAAGCGAGGTAAGGGATGGTCACGAGTAGAGATTCTGGACAAGACTGGAGCCGTTGGTATCTTCGATGAAGAACAGTCCCAGATCGAAGCAGGTAAGACATATCTTATTCTAGCCAGTGACAACAGAGTAGTCACAGCAATCCCTGCTGATGAACTCAAGGGTAATGATTCAGGAATGATCAAGATCCTTAACTACAAGATGTTGCCATACAAGGACGATGAAATGTTTGTCGTCTCATTCAAACCACGCATTACAAAGGCTGGCAAGAAAATGGCATCGATGGTCGTTGCAGACTCCTCACGAGACCTGCACTCCATCACAGTCTTCCCGACTACATTCGCTAAGGCGTATATGAAAATTAAGGAAGGCAACGTATATAAATTCTCTTTTGGTAAGACAAAAGACGGAACAACAATAATGGAAGAGGTATATGATGTTTGATGAAGCAGCTAAGTTCCTTCACGCCACGGCGGTAGACAAGGGATTCTGGAATGAAGAAGTCAATGACATTTTTATTACAAAGCAGTTGATGATGATTGTATCGGAAGCTGTAGAGGTAATGGAGGCTATTCGCAAGGATAAAGGGGAGCCAGCAATTCGTGACGAGATTGCAGACATCCTGATTCGCACACTTGATCTTTATGAAGGTATGCGACAGCACGGATATGTAGATGGATCACTGGACGATGCATTTACAGAAAAGATTCAGTTTAACAAGACACGTCCAGAGAAGCACGGAGTAAAGTTCTAATGAGTGTAACAGTATACACAAAGCCTAATTGTGTACAGTGTGAGGCAACCAAGCGTCTTTTAGACAAGCTTGTTATTGAGTATGATACGGTAGATATCACTCAGGATATTGGAGCATACGATATGTTAATTGACAAGGGGTTCCGAGCAGCACCTGTAGTCAATGCAGGAGACGACTGGTGGGCTGGATTTAACCCAGACAAGATTAATGGGTTGGTAGAGTAATGATGACAACGCAGGACGTACTAGCACAGCTAGACCCACGAATCAGAAAGCGTCTAAGCACTGGTGAGGGCATTCAAACCGAACTTCAACCCACACCTAGCTATGGTCTAAATAAGGCTTTAAACGGAGGTCTGCCCTATGGTCGTCAGATTCTGCTATGGGGTAGCAAGTCTTCTGCCAAGTCCTCGCTATGCCTTCAGATGATTGGTATGGCACAGAAGGAAGGCAAGGTCTGTGCATGGATTGATGCTGAGATGTCGTATGACGAAGCGTGGGCTGTAAAGCTTGGGGTAGATCCAACAGAACTTATCTACTCAGAGGCACGTACAATCAATGACATGGTAGATGTAGCCACCAGCCTTATCAATGCAGGTGTAGATATGATTGTTATTGACTCAATCACATCACTCCTACCTGCTATCTACTTTGAGAAGGACTCTGACGAACTCAAGCAGTTGGAGAATACAAAGCAGATTGGTGCTGAGTCTCGTGACTTCAGTAACGCATGGAAGATGATTAACTATGTTAACAACAAAGTTAAACCAACTTTGATCGTTGCAATCTCACAGGCTCGTAATAACATTAGTGCGATGTATACTCAGCAGATTCCTACTGGTGGACAGTCAACAAAGTTCTACTCGTCAACCGTTATCAAGCTCTTCAGTTCTGAATCAGATAATCAGGCCATTAAGGGCAAGATCCAGGTAGGTGACAAGTTGATCGAAGAGAAGGTTGGTCGTAAGGTTAGATGGGAACTACAGTTCTCTAAGACCTCTCCAGGCTTCCAGAGCGGTGAATACGACTTCTACTTCCGTGGACCCAATGTAGGTATCGACACCGTTGGTGACCTTGTAGACACCGCAGAGATGTCAGGCATCGTACAGCGTACAGGTGCTTGGTATATTGTCTCTGAGGACAAGAAGGTTCAGGGTAGAGAGGCATTTATCAACTATGTCAAGGAGAACGAAGAGTTCCGTAAGAGCATTGAGGATAAGCTAAATGGCACGTTATGAAGTTCTTAGTGGACAGTTTGTTTGCCATACTTGTAAAGAGGAAGTGCCAACACTACGTTGGTACTCCTCTCTCAAGGAGCTGACATGGATGTGCAAGTCTAAACATCTAAGTAAGGTAAACTTAAATACTAAAAAGAAGAAAGAGGATTATGAGCGAGAGATCGGAGAGTAAGCGAATTGGAGCGACTCAGCATAAGAATTCGGGCAGGAATACGCAAAAGGGTGATGCTTCTTGGGGACAGTTTGTTGTTGACTTTAAAGAGGTTGGAAAATCGTTTACTATCAACAAGGAAGTTTGGGCTAAGGCTACAACTGACGCAATTCGTAACAAGAAAGACCCAGCAATTGTTATTGTACTTGGCGAGGGTAATTCTAAAGTAAGACTAGCACTGATTGAACTCAGTATCCTAGAACAATTGACGGATACCTCTGAGTAGTGTATAATAGATAGAACAACAGAAATTGGAAACAATGGAACAACACAAGACAACACTGGATGCAGTCAATGGTTTAGCAGAGATTGCAGATTTCATGAATGACGAAGAACTGACTACGGCACTAACATTTATTGCCAAGGTCATTCTTAAGCCAGACATTCCAATGAACGTCGTTACAACAGAGATTGTACGCTTACAGGCAATCGCTGCAAAGATGTCATTCAAGGCAACTTGGATGGCTAACGTAGACAAGGGAGATAGGGCGAAGAAGAACATCTACTTCACTGCTGCATCAGCCATTAATGATTTGGTTGCAGCACTCAAGTATGTTACTCGCTAAGGTATCATTATGGCTAAAAACCTATTACAGCAAGTTATGCTCAAGAAGGGTGACGACGTTAAGAAGACATCGTTCCTGGACACAGACGAGCTGATCGCAAAAATTCAGCACGGATATATCATTAACCGTGTTGATAAGTTCCAAACTAAAAAGACATTCGCACCAAGCACGATTGCGTTCTCTCATGGAGAGTGTCCTCGTTATTGGTACATTGCCTTTGAGGGTGCTACCTTTACCGATAATGCAGATGCATACGGTGGAGCGAACATGACAGCAGGAACAAAGTCCCACGAACGTATTCAGCAAGCAATGAAGGATGCTGGCGTTCTAAAGGATGCAGAGTTCAAGGTAACAAGTCAAGACCCACCTATCTTTGGGTATGGCGACGTTATTCTTGATTGGGGTGGCGAAGATCTCCTTGGTGAGATTAAGACCATGCCAAACGAGGGATTCGAATATCGTAAAGCCTCTGGTAAGGCAAAGCTTGGACACCTTGTTCAGCTTGTTATCTATATGAAGATTCTTCGCAGAGAGAGGGCAGTTCTGATCTATGAGAACAAGAACAATCACGAACTGCTTGTCATTCCAGTAGTACTGAATGACTATCTAAAAGGGTGGGTAGACAACGCTTTCGATTGGATGCGTACAGTTCGCAAGGCATGGGAAGATAAGACTCTTCCTACCAAGAACTACCGTAGCAATTCGAAAATCTGCAAGACATGTCCAGTACGTGCTACTTGCGATATTGCTGGTCCAGGGACACTACAAATCAAATCCTTGGAGCCAATCAATGAAGCATTGTCAATGGTGTGATAAACAATTCAAAACATCAGTTTCTTATCAGATCTACTGCTCACCTGAATGTAGAGCAGAAGCAACTCGTGAAAAGATAGCTGAGAAATATGAAATCACACGACGAAATAACAGAGCAAAAAAGAAAAGACTCTGTAAGTCTTGTGGCATTCCACTATCAATTTATAATGACGATGTAATTTGTCAGAATTGTACAATTAAGCCACAGGATGTAGCAAAAGCAATTAAAGAAATTAGGGGGATGGCAAATGACAAAGACAATATGCACGATTGATGCAAGCACAAACAGTCTAGCATTTGCCATCTTCACTGGTAAGGACCTCTCAAGGTTTGGCAAGATCAACTTTGAGGGTGTCACTGCCTACGACAAGGTTGGCGATGCCTGTAGAAAAACATTCGCATTCCTGAAGAATTTTAACATTGATGGGATTGTAATTGAACACACAGTTTTTATTAATAGTCCCAAGACTGCTGCAGACCTAGCACTTGTACAGGGTGCTTTGCTTGGGGCAGCAGCACTACACGGAATAAAGGTCTATGGGTCAGTTAGTCCCATTACCTGGCAGATCTTTATTAACAACGGAAAGCTAACCCCTGCAGAAAAGCTTGCACTCCGTAAGGATAATCCTGGCAAGTCCGATGGATGGTATAAAGGTAGAGAGCGTGAGATTAGAAAAAATAAAACAATTCATTTTGTTAATACTTATTATGATAGGACTGTCACTGATAATGATGTGGCGGATGCTATCGGCATTGGTCACTGGGCTATTAACAATCCTGAGAAGGTCAAGGCGTGACATGGCAATCAAACTCTATGCAAATGAGGCATGGCTCAAAAAGCGTTTCCATGTGGACAAGAAGACACCAGAAGAGATTGCAAAGGAATGCGGTACTAGTGTCGAAACAATTTATGTTTATCTCGCAAAATTCGGATTAAGAAAGTCAAACAGAAAGTAGAACAATGGCAAGACGTAAAGTAGAGTATACTAAAACAGTGATTAATGATCCTTTTGAGCGTGTGTACTCAATGCAGTACGAGAACTTCACAATTGAGCGTGGAGATCTAATCAAGGTTACTGGTGAGTATGGTACTCGTTTTAGATTTGAATCAATCACAACCAATCCTAAAAACGGTGCGGTATGGGTAGACTGCTTTGAGATGCACCGTGGACAAGTGGGACCATACCGTTCATTCACTATTGATCGTGTAAAGCGTATTCCTAAGCGTAGACCAAGAAAGGCTAAGAGCAATGTCGTTTGAAGACTTGACAGTAGAACACCTTGATGAAGTAAACAGGGTTGTAGAAAAATATCTACAGGGCAATGACCCAACACAAATATCTAAAGAGCTTGCCCTTCCTCGTCAGAAGGTTGTCTCTCACATTAAAGAGTGGCAGCTCATGGCTGCAGATAATGCACTCATTCGTCAACGTGCCAAGGAAGCCCTTGTTGCTGCAGACACACATTATAACTTCCTAATTAATAAAGCATATGAAGTAATCGACGAGGCTACCACTGTTGGTAATCTTGGTGCAAAGAACGCAGGTATTAAGTTGGTTCTTGATATCGAATCTAAGCGTATCGATATGCTACAGAAAGCTGGCTTGCTTGAGAACAAGGAGTTGGCAGAAGAGATGCTTGAGATTGAACGTAAGCAAGATGTATTAAAGGATATCCTTAAAGACATTGCTTCAGAGCATCCAGAGGTACGTGACAAGATTATGCGTAGACTCTCTGATATATCCAAGAGTGGAGAAGTGATTACGGTTGTCCACGATGTTTGATGATTTTATTGATGCTCTAAAAGATGATAACTTTGACGAGATCCCAGTAGATGCCAGAACTTTTGTAGAGGGTGAGGCTTATCTTGGTCAGCCACCACTGTCAGATATTCAGTATGACATCGTTGAGGCTATGAGCCAGATCTATCGCCAGGAGGACCTGGAGAACCTTATGGGTCACGAGGCAGGTGCTCGTTACTATAAGAAGTACACTAAGAACGAAATTATCCTGCAGCTTGGAAAGGGTAGTGGGAAGGACTTCACATCTACTGTAGCATGTTCTTATATCGTGTATAAGCTTCTATGCCTTAAGGATCCAGCTCGCTACTTTGGAAAGCCATCTGGTGACGCTATCGATATTATCAACGTTGCTATCAACGCACAACAGGCCAAGAACGTCTTCTTCAAGGGATTTAAGACAAAGATTGAGAAGTCTCCTTGGTTTGCTGGAAAGTATTATGCAAAGGCTGAGAGCATTGAGTTTGAAAAATCTATCACTGTTTACTCTGGTCACTCAGAGCGTGAATCTCACGAGGGTCTAAACCTTATGCTTGCTGTGCTTGACGAGATCTCTGGTTTTGCTCAGGAGATTGGATCTGGTAACGACCAGGGTAAGACTGCAGATAACATCTACAAAGCATTCCGTGCATCTGTAGATTCTCGCTTCCCAGACTTAGGCAAGGTAGCCCTGCTGTCCTTCCCTCGTTATCCTGGAGACTTTATTTCAACACAATACGATAAGGTAATTGCCGAGAAGGACGTTATTCATAAGACTCACAAGTTTATTTTAAATCCAGAGCTGCCAGATGATGCAGAAGGCAATAGCCTAGAGATTGAGTGGGAAGAAGATGAAATTGTTTCATACAAGTATCCAGGGGTATTCGCACTTAAACGACCTACATGGGTAGTTAATCCCACTCGTAAGATCGACGACTTTAAGCTTGCATTCTTTACAGACATTGGAGATGCCATGCAACGCTTTGCCTGTATCCCCACATTCGCCTCTGACGCATTCTTCAAAGATCGTGACAAGGTTAGAGCCTGTATGACGATACGCAACCCCATCGACACCTTTAAGCGTTTTGACGAGGCATTTAAGCCAGACCCAGACAAGAAATACTTTGTCCACGCTGACCTTGCACAGAAGCATGACAAGTGTGCTGTAGCAATTGCTCACGTAGAAAAGTGGGTAAACATTCAGGTAATTAAGGACTACCAACAAGTAGCACCTATTGTAGTAGTAGATGCTGTTGTGTGGTGGGAGCCTCGTGTAGAAGGTCCTGTCAACCTGTCAGAAGTCAAGCAGTGGATCCAAAATCTAAGACGATTAGGATTTGATATAGGAATGGTTAGCTTTGACCGTTGGAACTCTTTCGATATTCAGAATGAGCTTAAACAAGTTGGCATGAGAACTGACACTGTTTCTGTTGCTAAGAAGCACTACGAAGACATGGCAATGCTCGTGTATGAAGAGCGACTTGTTATGCCATCAATTGAGTTGTTGTTTGAAGAACTTACAGAACTTAAGATCGTAAAGCAGAATCGTGTAGATCACCCTCGCAAGCTTTCTAAAGACCTTGCAGACGCTGTTTGTGGTGCGGTATTCGGTGCAATCTCTCACACTCCAAAGGATATAAACACTGAAGTTGAGATCCACACCTTTAGAGACAGGCCAAAACGCCAACTTGACGAACTACCCGAAAATGTGATACACTATACTCCTAGCCAAAAAAAAGAAATCGAAGACTACCTCGCTGGCTTCGAAATAATGTAGGGAGACCAGTGGTACACATTGTATACTTTTCCAACTATTCTGGAAACACAAAGCGATTTGTGGACAAGCTAGACGTAGATTCTACAAGAATCTCAATCAGTGATGAAAATGATCCTGTCATAATTAGGCAGGATTATGTGCTCTTTGTACCAACATATGGTGGTGGAGCAGAATCATCAGCAATCCCAAGACAAGTAAAAGCATTTCTCAATGTAGAAGCTAACAGGAAACGACTAAAGGCAGTTGTTGGTTTTGGGAATACAAACTTTGGGGAACACTATTGCAAAGCTGCAGATTTAATTGCAGCTAAAATAGGTGTCCCCATATTGGGCAGGGTAGAGATATTCGGCACAGAAGAAGACGTAAACACTATTAAAGAAAGGCTGGCGATGCTAGATGACAAGTAACTACAGTTACCATGAATTAAACGCAATGCTGAATCTCTACGACGAGAATGGTAAGATTCAGTTTGATAAGGACAAGGAGGCTGCAAGGGCATACTTCCTTGATCATGTTAATCAGAATACTGTCTTCTTCCACAGCCTACAAGAAAAGCTTGACTACCTCGTAGAAAACGAATACTACGAAAAAGAAGTACTGGACATGTATGACTTTCCATTTATTAAGTCATTGTTCCAACACGCATATGCACAACGATTCCGTTTCCCAACATTCCTTGGGGCTTATAAGTTCTATACATCGTATGCACTAAAGACATTCGACGGCTCACGATACCTTGAGCGATTTGAGGATCGTATCTGTATGAACGCACTGATGCTTGCAAAGGGAGACAAGAAGCTTGCCATGTCCCTCGTCAGTGAAATCATCAGTGGTCGTTTTCAGCCAGCTACACCAACCTTTCTCAATGCTGGCAAGAAGCAACGTGGTGAATTTGTTTCTTGTTTTCTACTCCGTATTGAGGACAACATGGAATCGATTGCTCGTGCAATTAACTCCTCCCTCCAGCTTTCTAAGCGTGGTGGTGGTGTAGCTCTTAACCTCACAAACCTTCGTGAGACTGGAGCACCTATCAAGAAGATTGAGAATCAGTCCTCTGGTGTGCTTCCAGTTATGAAGTTGCTAGAAGACTCGTTCTCATATGCTAACCAGCTTGGTGCTCGTCAGGGTGCTGGGGCAGTGTATCTCAATGCACATCACCCAGACATCATGCAATTCTTAGACACCAAGCGTGAGAACGCAGACGAGAAGATGCGAATCAAGACACTATCCATTGGTGTCGTAATCCCCAACATCACACTAGAATTGGCTAGAGAGAATGCAGACATGTACCTCTTCTCGCCATATGACGTTGAGCGTATCTATGGTGTACCAATGAGCGACATCTCAATCACTGAGAAGTACGACGAGATGGTTGACAATCCTGAGATTCGTAAGTCAAAGATCAAGGCTCGTGTCTTGTTCGAACGCATTGCGGAACTCCAGTTTGAGTCAGGGTATCCATACATTGTTTATGAAGACACAGTAAACGATGCCAACCCCATCGATGGTCGTATCAACATGTCAAACCTTTGTTCAGAGATTCTTCAGGTAAGCACACCAACCACATACAATGCAGATCTTAGTTATGACAAGATTGGTAAGGATATCTCCTGCAACCTTGGCTCACTAAACATTGCTGCAGTAATGGATGGTAAGGACTTTGGTCACACAATTGAGACAGCCATCCGTGCTCTCACAGCAGTAGCAGACCTTTCCTACATTGAATCGGTCATGTCAATTGCTGAGGGCAACAAGAAGTCTCGTGCTATTGGTCTTGGTCAAATGAACCTACATGGCTACCTTGGTCGTGAGAAGATTCACTACGGATCTGAAGAGGGTATTGACTTTACCAACATTTACTTCTATACTGTTCTATACCACGCTCTTAAAGCATCTAACAAACTTGCCAAAGAGACTGGTAGCCCATTCGATGGATTTGAGCGTAGTAAGTATGCTACAGGAGAATTCTTCGATAAGTACACAAGCCAGGAATGGAAACCAGCCACAAAGAAGGTTGCCAAACTATTTGCAGATGCAAAGGTAGAAATTCCAACCCAGCATGATTGGGCTGAACTTGCCAAGTCTGTAAAGAAGCACGGCATTTACAATCAGAACCTTCAGGCTGTTCCACCAACTGGTTCAATTAGTTACATCAATAATTCAACAAGTTCTATTCACCCAATTGCATCACAGATTGAGATTCGCAAGGAAGGAAAGCTTGGTCGTGTTTACTACCCTGCACCATTCCTTACCAATGACAACCTTGAGTACTTCAAAGATGCCTACGAGATTGGACCAGAGGCCATTATTGATACCTACGCTGCTGCAACACAGCACGTAGACCAGGGACTATCCCTTACCCTCTTCTTTAAAGATACTGCCACAACACGTGACGTGAACAAGGCACAGATCTATGCATGGAAGAAGGGTATCAAGACCATTTACTACATCCGTATTCGACAGCTCGCTCTTGAGGGGACTGACGTTGAGGGTTGCGTAAGCTGTATGCTTTAAGGAGGCAAGATGATTACCAGACCAATTAACTGGAATAAAATTGAAGATCCAATTGACCTTGAGGTATGGAACCGTCTCACAGCCAACTTCTGGCTCCCTGAGAAGGTACCTCTCTCAAATGATATTCAGTCTTGGAATACATTACACGAGGACGAAAAGATTCTCACCATGCGTGTATTCACAGGACTAACCATGCTGGACACAATCCAGGGTACTGTGGGGGCTGTCAGCCTCATTCCAGATGCTCGTACACAGCACGAGGAAGCAGTACTAACAAACATTGCATTCATGGAATCAGTTCACGCTAAGTCATACTCTAGTGTATTCTCTACACTATGTTTGACAGAACAGATTGATGAAGCATTCCGTTGGAGTGA